TAATGGAAAGACCGATTGGCTACGAACCAATTAGTATCAGTTCGACTCTGGTTGGGGATGTATAATGCCGAGGGAACTGGCGTTCGGTCGGGCCTCATAAGCTCGATAGGGTGGGATCGAAACCCATACTCGGCAGTAAGTCCCGTTCGGCTAATGGTAGGCTACCTGATTCTCAATCAGGAGATGTGAGTTCAATTCTCATACGGGGTGTAGTTCGAAAAATAAAAATGAAAGGAGACAAACATGGGCGATATTGTTGGTTTCTATGGTGGAAAGTTTATGCCAATGCACAAAGGTCATTTATATTGCATTGACACGGCTGCGAAACAGTGTGACCACGTTGTCGTAATAATGTTTGTAAACGGCGATGACGAACTTAAAATTCTTGAGACACACCATGAAGATTATCTCACCGTGCCTGCGCGCACGGAACAAGTAAAACGAGTATGCTCTTTATATGATAATGTAGAATTTCATATTGTTGATGTATTGGATTTAAAAAATCCGGATGGAACAGAAGATTGGGATGCGGAAACTCCACTGGTGCGCCAGTATGTACCTAAGATGGATTATGTATATTCTAGTGAGCCTAAATATGGAGAATATTTCGCGCGAGCATATCCTGAAGCAACACATATAATTGTGGATGCAGAAAGAAAAACTTACCCAATTAGTAGCACAATGATTAGAGCAATGGAAATACTTGAGGAGAAAAATTTATGGATGGTTTAGGAATTGAGAGAGAACCCAATTTCTTTCAGAAAATTGGTCAAGCCTTTAAAAGTTTAAAGTGGTACGAAATTATAATGTGTATAATTATGCTAGTAATTTCGATTTACTACGCAATCTTACCCCAAGAGGGTACGCCGCAATGGTTAGCAATTATTAATTTCGTTTCGGGTTTGTGTGGTATCGTTTGTGTGTTTTTCTGCGCGAAAGCGAACCGAATGAATTTTCCGTTTGCGGTTGTAAATACAACAGTATTTATGATTTACCTTGCATTTTTCGGAATTTGGGCAACTTTTTGGTTGGAAGCGGTTGTATATTTTCCAATGAATATTATTTCTTGGGTAAACTGGTATAAACATAAGGATAATGAAGATAAGTTGCTTGCTAAATCGAAGAAACTTACTTGGTGGCAGAATATTATTGTTACTGGTTTAATTGCTGGCATTGCAATTTTTGTACACTTTGTATTAAGTGTACTTGCTGGTAATACTTGGATGAAGTTTGCTACTCAGTTTGGTTGGAATATAGTAGTAATGCAATGGTTAGATGCAACAATCTTTGCAATTGGTATCGTTGCAGTTATACTCGAAGCACTTCGTTATAAGGAGCAATATGTATGGTGGTTGATTACTGACGTGATCGCTGTCGCGCAGTATGCTCTTAAGAAGGATCCAGTTTATACTACGAAGAAAGGCATCTATCTTGTAGAAGCAGTCGTTGGTATTAAAAACTGGAATAAATTAGCAAAGAAAAATAAGGATAATGAATAATGGCTAATTTCTATCTTGTATGCGGCATTAGTGGTGGTGGAAAAACCACCCTAAGCCGCCGGATAAAAGAAGATAACCCAGATTTAATAATGCTTGATGTAGATGAGTATTATGCTGCGGTTAATGGTGATGAGCGCATTAGAGCAAATTGGTATAACGTTTGGAGAAATTTGTATGATGATATACATAATTTCGAAATTGAAGGTAAGGATGTATTACTTACTACTAATTCTCTAACCGTAAGTCAACGTAATCAGTTTATTGAGTGGTTTCCTACTTATAAACACCATATGCTTTGGGTTATTGCGCCATTTGAACGTTGCCTTGAAGGTAATAAAAGTAGATATAGACACGTTCCTGAGGATGTACTTAGGAAACAGTGGCGTGAAATGGAATTCCCCAATGCAAAAGAAGAAGGTTGGGAGACGATCGCGCATATTACAAATTGGTGGGAAAAGCATTATAGTGTTTTTGACTTAAAAGGTGATATTCGTTCCCTTTTGAGAATTAAAGAGAGAGAGTAACGTTATGAAAAAAGCACTTATAATTATAGATATGCAAAATGATTTTATCACCGGCGCGCTACCTAATCCTGAAGGTCAAAAGATTATAGAAGGTATTGTAACCTTAATTAGAGAATTTGATGGGGATATAGTTGTTACGCGCGATACGCATAATGAAAAATACTTGGAAACCCAAGAAGGAAGTTATTTGCCTATTCCTCACTGTATTGAAGGTACTGAAGGTTGGCAAATCGTAACTGAAATTCAAGAAGAACTTGATAAGAAACCCGCAGAAAAAGTTAGATATTTTAATAAATATACCTTTGGTTGTGTTGGACTTGGAGAGTTCGTTTTAAGAAAAGAATATGACGCAGTAGAACTTGTAGGAGTATGTACTGATATTTGTGTCATTAGTAATGCATTAGTAATTAAGGCGTGCGCGCCGGAAACAAATATTGGTATTCATAGAAACTTGTGTGCAGGTGTAACACCTGAAACACATGAAATTGCACTTCAGGCAATGGCTAATTGCCAGTGTGATATTATTGAGTAAATTATAGCGCGATTTATTATAATCGCGCCTTATGGGTAGATATTCCGTAATTGGTAGCGGGGCGGTCTGTAAAACCGTTGGCTTAGGCTTCTGAAGGTTCAAGTCCTTCTCTGCCCACTTTAGGGTTATGATGGAATTGGCATACGTGCTTCACTCAAAATGAAGATTTTGTGGGTTCGAATCCCACTAACCCTATTTCTATGCGTAAGTATCCAAGCGGTTAAAGGGACCCGGCGAGTGTTCCGGGCGGCGTACTCAAACAGTTATATAAGTATAATGCGCATTATATAAATATGATTGGTATGGGCTTATAGTAAAATTTCTAGATAACTTTACTATGGGAGTCTTCGTAGGTTCGAATCCTATCCTTGCGCACTTTGTCGATATGGTCTAATGGATATGATTTCTCCTTGCCAAGGAGAAGATGTGGGTCCGATTCCCACTATCGGCTTATGGGGTATGGGACTGCATGGGGTGGTCACCTCTCTTGCAAAGAGGAAATCAGGTGGGTTCAATTCCCACATATTCCACTCAACTATATGCTGACATAACTCAACTGGGAGAGTATCTGCTTTACACGCAGAAAGTTGGGAGTTCAAGTCTCTCTGTCAGTACTCAAATAGAGGGTAATCTTTTCGGAGATTACGGAGGATGCAAACCACTCCCGTGTAGGCATACGCAGTTAGCAAACACTCTTGCGAGAGTAAAGGCAAATGCCGAGTATTTGCCCACGTACCCGAATAGGCATAGGGGCTTGGCTTAGAACCAAGAGTTTAAGGGTCCGACTCCCTTCGTGGGTACTATAGTAAGGAGAAAAGCAATGAATAAACATTTATATTCTCTGTTCGATCATTGGTATCGTGGTGGCGCAATTTACTTCTATAGCGATCCTCATTTTGAAGACGAGGAAATGAAGTATTTGCGCGCTAATTATATTGGCGATGAAGAGCAAGTAAAACGAATTAACTCGAAAATTGGGAAAAATGATACAATTATTTTTCTCGGAGATATTGGAAATCCAAATTGGATTAAAAAAATACGTGGATATAAGGTTCTGATTAAAGGAAATCATGATGTCGGCGCCACTAAGTATAGGGAATATTTTGATGAGGTATATGAAGGTGGACTTTGGATTGCGGAAAAGATTGTAATTTCTCACGAACCAATTAACTTATCATTTGCTTTAAACATTCACGGGCATGACCATTCAAATTGGTTTAAAGGAGAGAACTGTTTAAATGTTTGTGCTGAACATATAGACTATACTCCAATTAGTTTAAATGAAATTATTAAATCGGGCAGACTAAAGAATATTCCTTCTATTCATAGACTTGCAATTGATAAACAAATTGAAAGAAAAGAGTTAAAGGAGTAAGGAAATGTTTAAGAGTAATACATATGGTGAGTTGGAGTTAAATGAGATACCAGGAAAGATAGTAGACTACTTCGAGAGAATGAAGCATTACGATATTCCTCTTCAGATAGTAGTTGGTACAGACTCGCAGAATTTTGACGTAACTAAAATCGTTTCAGTAATTGCAGTAACTTGCGAAGGACACGGTGGTATTTTCTTTTATGAAGTATCACGCATTAAGCGTATTAGTGATGTCGGCGCAAAACTGACAGAAGAGACTTCGAGAAGTTTGGATATAATGACTCAACTCGTTGAGATTTTAGAACGTGATGAATATAGTGAATTGCGAGATAATTGCGCGCTCGCGATCCACGTTGATGCTGGTTGGAGCGAAAAGGGAAAGACAAAGGATTTAATTCCTATGTTGGTTGGTTGGATTAAGGCTTGCGGTTATGATTGTAAGGTAAAGCCCGACTCTTTCGCTTCAAGTTGTATCGCAGATAAGTTAAGCAAGTAAGACTTGCTTTTCTTTTTAGGGATTGGTGTAATGGTAGCACGTGGGCCTCTGACTCCCAAGATAAAGGTTCAATTCCTTTATCCCTAGTAATTTGTTCCTATAGTTCAATGGAAAGAACAAGGCCCTTCTAAGGCTTTGATGTGGGTTCGACTCCTACTAGGAACATCGGATAACGCAAAATATGATGATCGCGCGGAAGTAAATTTTAAAAATTTGAACTTTCTTTAAAATTAGTGTATAATATATTTAGAAAATAAAGAAAGGGATAAAAAATAAATGAATAAAACCGTTTGGATACTTGAAACTGACGCAAATTATTATGTGAGCGACTCTCTTGATCGACTTTATGATAAGGCGCGAGAAATTGTAGAAAATTGGGCAACAGTAGTTGAAGAGGGAGACGTAGAATACGTTAAGAATGATCTTAAAGAAACCTATGAAGATGATGAAGTGAATGGTTTTTACTCCGATGCTGGAGAAATTTATTGTTATAGTGTAGAGTGGGTTTAATGCACCTCGTCCTCGACGGTATTGGGGAATCGTCTTATAAGCGATGACAGAAGGTTCGACTCCTTCGGGGTGTACTTATATGCTCGCGTGGTGGAATAGGCAGACACATGGGTCTTAAAAACCCAGGACGAAAGTCGTGCGGGTTCGACTCCCGTCGTGAGTATTTTAAATTTGAAATTATTTTAAAATTTTGATATAATTAATATAGAAAATGAGAGAGAAAGTAAAAATAACTTGCCATTCTGCGAATTTCCAGACAGACTTGTGGCTCGGCAACCGCTAAATGAAAGCTGATTGGTAAGTAGAGTAGGACGTCCGACGCCGTAAGATTCGAATACTCCAATCAGCAAAATGCTTTAAGAAATTGCGCAGTTTCTTAAAGTAGAACCATCCAACCCACTATAGGATGTAAATCAAGTGTGGTGACTTAGAGATTAAGGCATAATCACAGTTCAAGATGAACTAAGATTCCCATTTAAGCAGAACCCCTATATTCTGCTATTGTCCGAGACTGCATATTGACGAAAAACTAGTGTAGTGACTTTAGAGATTGCTTAATATGATCCTCACTTGGTTCAATAAGAACTTAAAGATGCCTCGTATTCGTCCATTGTTTTTTAAAAGTTTCTTTTTCCGGGGCGATAAATCGGTAAAAACAAAGTATAGAAGTACTTCGATGGAATATTTCCTACTCTAAGTCTTTTAAGGGTAAGAGACTCCCATATGAAAGGAGTAAATGCGGGTTCGAGTCCCGTCTTAGGGTATAGTGGTTGGCACGCCTCTTAACAATGCGGACCACGCCAACCCAATTAAACATATAATCTCGGTTCGAATCCGGGAGTGTCCCGAAAGGGGCGCTTCGTTTAAATGGTAAGACTATATGTAAAAAAGTGAGTTGGTATTCCTTTATGGATATTAAAAGAGACCCGTAGCAAGAGGCCGGCAATAACCCGCAACTCTTCCTCACTTAGAATTGGTAGACAAGCATTAAAAGTCGATAAGAAAATGAAATCTCGGGAAAGGAACGCTAGGAGGGTCAACTCCTATTCAAATAAAGAGCGCGCAATCCGTAAGAGATACCGTGAGATTGAAACTGCTCACCCAATTCTAAATTTGTGGGTATCGTATAAAGGCTAGTATTGGTGCCTTCCAAGCATTAGGTGTGGGTTCGATTCCCACTATCCACTTTCTGGTTTTACAAGCCATAAGTTGTAGGAAAGTTGCTACCCTAAGGTAACCGTTGTGAGTTTGGTGTATAAAACTCTCTTTATTTCCGGGGCGTAGCGTAACTTGGTATCGCGCTTGATTTGGGATCAAGAGGTTGTGGGTTCAAATCCCGTCGCTCCGATTGGTGTTCTAGAACCAACCGACCCACCACTCGGTACTTTCAATTCTCCGTCAGGACTAGGAAAGTGGTTAAAGCTGAGGAACTCCAGGGATATACCCTGCACGGGAGGGTTGTGCCTCCCATTTTTGTCCATATGGTGGAATTGGCAGACACACGAGCCTAAGATACTCGTCCGAATAGGGTGGGAGTTCAAGTCTCCCTATGGACACTTAAGAAAGGAGAACTAAATATGGGAAAGATTTGGGTTATTTCTGATCTGCATCTGAATCACGACAGGAAATTTATCTATCAAGAACGTGGTTTTAAAACTATCGAAGAAATGAACCGCGCGATTATTAAGAATTGGAATAGTGTAGTTAATATTACTGATGATGTATATGTGTTAGGTGATTTGTGTCTTGGTGGCTCCGATTCTTTAGATAAAAATAAAGAATTAATCACGAAGCTTAATGGCGTACTTCATATCGTGCGCGGTAATCACGATACTCTTGCGCGTTTGAAAATGTATCGTGGATGTTGGAATGTGGCAGAAGTAGAAAATGCAATTTATTTGGACTATAAAGATTATCATTTCTATCTGTCTCACTATCCAACAATTACTTCTAGTTTGGAAAAGAGTTGTTTGGAACATTGTCTTCTTAATTTGTACGGACACATCCACGAAAAGGAGCATTTTTATAAAGATATGCCTTTTATGTACTGTGTTGGATGTGATGCGCACGATTGTAAACCGATTTTGCTTGATGATATTATCAAGGAAATGAAGGATAAGTGTGAGGAATGTATCGCGCAGTTGTAAATTTTGACTTTTTCACAAAAATATATTATAATTAATATAGAAAATAAAGAAAGGGTTAAAAAAATGTTTTATTTTGATGCGATTATTTTGAATGATGCGACATTCGAGGAAGAGAAAGCCGTTGGATTTGCAGACGGTAATACTTATTCTGAAGCAATTAAGTCAATTGAAGATGATTATGGCGCGAATAATATTTGTGTAATCAATCATCTCGAAAAGCTCTATACAGAAGGAGACGGACCGACAACTACAATTGATGAACTTAGAAAGTTTCTTTCTCGGTTTGGATATAAAATAATTAATATTAATGAACATCTACAGTCAGAATACTTTTAAAAAAGGGGTATAAAATGGGACAGTATATGTACTTTTATGTAAAAGTAGATGAAAAGCTCCATTTTGTAGATGAAATAAAAGACAATGGTCTTCATAATTTTACCCGTGATTTTGAAGCGCCCTATGGTGATGCACGATCTTATACTTCTGATGAAATTCTTTATCAAATAAAAGAATATGAAGAAATAATCAAGCGCGCTGAGAAGGATATTGAGCGTGATGAAGAAATGATTAGTCTTGCTACTAAAATGGAAGATACTCCACTTAAAGAAAGACTTGAAACTGCTTGGAAATATAAGGACGATATTACTGAATGGAAAGATTTTATTAAAGAAAAGAAAGATGACATTGAGTATCTTTACAAATATATTTTCTTGAATAAAATTTTCGGTGACGGCGCGGTATGGATTGGAATAGAGTCGGGAAGAAATTTTGATCCGGAAAATCCTCCTATTAAAAAGTGGAATGAAAGTCATAAATTATAAAATAAAAGGTGCTACGAAGCCTAGCATCAGTTCGATTAGCAAGCACTCGGTTATCTGTGATGAGCGTCTGGAACTGTGGGAGTAAAGAAGCAGCAGTAGTAAATGGAGTGAGATGAACAGCCTTTTATTTAAATTTGTTTATAAATACATATGACTTCTGGGTCACACCCTAGGTAACAGAGGTATAAGCGCTTGGGTATAAGTCTTCTCTGTAGATGTAGATCAAGCATATGTATTATCCTTGATACCCCAAGGATTATATGGCGCCATCGGCAAGTAGGCTAAGCCGTCAGCCCTTCACGCTGAAGTCGTGGGTTCGAATCCCGCTGGCGCTGCTCTGAGACAAAGAGGAAACTCTTTACGGTTAACTTGCTTGCATCGACACCGGTTTCTTACGCATAGTACCTCCTTTCTTTGTGGTTTCTCTATAGTGTAGTGGAAGCACCCTATTCGATAAGAGTGGGAGCCTCGGTTCGATTCCGGGTAGAGAAATAGAGTTATTGCAAGAACTCGAACGGTCTAACTTACCGATGCTAAGAAAAGCTCGCCTCTTCTACTTGAGATACGTTAGTGAAGTAGACGTGTTGGAGTCACGAAGACTATCCGCGGGGTTTGGTAGTTACCCTAGGTAAAAAGAGAAAGGCATCTCGAACTGCCACCTTTCGAGAGATACGTCAATTGGTAGACGACGTGCCTTGGACGCACGCTGTTGTGGGTTCGAATCCCACTCTTTCGATTCTGGTATGACTAACCAGTTCCTAAAATAGTTCGGAATTACCATTGTCGACACCGATATGCAAATGGCAGGATATCAAGCGCTGGACTGGCTGATTGAGGGTTTTTAGTAGTTACCCAATAACAAAAGGGGATAGGATCCTGAACTACTAACTTTATTTGTACGAAAGGTTGGTTACCGAGTAGAGAACGTTACTATAAGTGTAATGGTTAGCACACTGTCCCCAGACCTATTTTAACCAAATAGATATCAGGGACGGGAGATAGGGTTCGATTCCTTAATAGTGACATTTATATTTGTAATTTGTGTGCGCGCTACACTATAAAAGTGCGGAAGAGAGGAAGTCTATGGCTACTAAATTTATTATGCGGAGCAAAGATAGGGCAACATTAAAAAGAGTTTATAAAATGGCAGAAGATTTTAGTTCAAGTAAGAAGATGATTAAGTATGCCTTAGAAAAAGAAGGATACACAATTCCTTCTTATGATAAAATTGCTGAGAATAAAGATGAATTTTATTACGCGCTTGTAACCGGTGTGGCTTGTTTTTTAAAAGGAACTAATTTTCGAGATGTAGTGTCTTATGCTGCTAAGTTACATAGAGAACCAATTGTTGCTTTAATCGCGGCTACTTTGGCTAAGGTTTTCTATCGTTATAGTAATACACTTATTTCTTATTTCAACGAGGTTTTTAAGGAAAACGATATAGATTTAACCTATAATGATATGAAGGAATTTAGGGATTTTATTTTATATAAAAAAGAGGATTAAAAAGTGAGAAAAAATTCTAGAAAATTTTCTCCAATTAAATATATCGGTTGTTTTTTCCGCGCAATTATGACGTTCGCGCGATACGGCGTATGGATGATGCATTTATACGACGAAGAAGAAGTAGTTCCTGCATATATTTTGGTAAGAGGAAATAAGTTTAAACTAGTCGATAGTTTCGATCATAACCCTGATGAGCGACTTTATCTCAATGCGGCGCACATCACTTATTGGTGTAAGTATTGTGGCAAAAAGGAAACGGCTTGGGCAGAAGATTATACGAAATATAAAATGGAAAATCCTGACTAAGCGTTACAAAGCAATGGGCGCAACAAGATTTTGGCTTTAGAATTTTCTTTTAATTGTGTGTGTTGGTTGCGCCATTTGCTTTTTAATATATGGGGTGGAAGACGGTATATGCCGTCTTCCTTTTTTTATTCCGCAAATTATGGTGAGCGCGCAACACAACGTAGGGAAATCTCGGGAACGAAAATTTTTCCCTCTATAACGTATTATAATACGTATTCTAAAACGTTTCTAAAATTTAGAACCTCAAAATTTTATACTCTTAATCCAACTCTCCTACTTAAAATTAGAAAAGAAAATATATAATACGTATTAAAATACGTACTATAATACGTATTATAATCTATATAAATAACTAGATAAATAAATAGATAATTAGTGGCAGCGTTTCAGTTCCGAAGGAACTGGAACGCGTCCGTGGAACGCGAGAGCCGAAGGCTCGAGTCGTTTCCGGGCTAATTAACGTTTGTAGTACGTTAAAGTATCTATATATAATAATCTAAATATAATTTAGTTTTTAGGGCGGAGAACGTAAAAGTTTTTCGCTTTCTTTTTTTGGAAAAATTTTCGGAAAAGTTTTTGGAAAAGTTTTTAGGGTGGAAAGGTAAAAAAAATTTTAAAAAGTTTTGGGCGAAGGAGAGTAATCTAATTAGATAATCTATGTAATATAGGGCGGAATTAAAGTAAAAATGATGTCGCGCGCAAAGAGGTTGGGCGAAGGTTTAAAAAGTGCGAGCGAAACGAGCCGAAGGCGAGTTGAGGCGAGCTGTAGTACGTAGATAATCTAAGTAGAAGAGAGTGCGGGAAGCCTAGTCTTACTAACTAACGGTCTGCTACCTACCCGGATAGGGCAGAATGTAAAAAATGTTTTTCTTATCGTAAAAACGTAAAAATTTATTGTAAAACGATAAAAAATCGACGAGGGGAGAGAAGGGTTGGTAGTGGAAAAGGAATGAAATTTAAAGTAGGGCTTTAAAAACTTAAGGGGAAAGGGAAGAGAAGGTTAGGGTTAAGAATTAGAGTAGTGTTAGGGGAATAGGGGAGAGTTGGGTAGAATTGAGGGGAGTTAAAGGTGGTTAATGGAAGCGAAGGAAAGTTGAGGGAAGTTAGGGGGAGTTAGGGGAAGTGGGAAATTGGCGGCGCCCCTAAGTCTGCAGAACGCAAATTTTTCGCCGCGTCAAATTTTACGCGCGTTTTTTTATCTTGTCAAATTTTAGCGCGCAGATTTATCCCGTCTTTAAAATTTGTGAATTTCCCTAAAATTTAGTATAATTACTATAGAAGGTAAGGAAAGGAAGAAATTAAAACCCGACCTAAATTCTACGCAACCAATTAAAACTTTTTAAAAACGAAAGGACACACTTATGAAGAATCGTGAATTTCTGGAAACCGTTGTAAACGGAACCATTACTGAGGAAGTTGTAGAGTTCGCTAAGGCTGAGCTTGCCAAGATGGACGAACTGAACAAGAAGAGACGTGAGAACCCTGATAAGAAGACCCTTGAGAGACGTGCAGAAAATGAGGTCCTTAAGGAGAAGGTCTACGCTGTTCTTACCGAGAATCCTACCATTGCGGCTGACGTACTTGCGGCCGTTGGTGAGGACGTAACTGTGCAGAAGATTAGTTCTGTTCTTCGCGCGCTTGTTGCGGACGGCAAGGCTGAGGCTGTAGCTGTGAAGGTACCTACTAAGGGACTTCAGAACGGTTATATCCGCGCTTGAGCCTAACTAGGCTGAAAATTGGAGCAGAGAAATCTGCTCCTTTTTTTACTGCGCGCTCAAAATTTGACTTTTTTTAAATTTATGTTCTATTCTACAGCTGTAGAACGGCGCAGCTCGCAAAATTTTTAAAAGTCAAATTTTGGGGCGGCCGGACGTAGGTCGTAGCTTGCAGCTTGCATAAAATTTATAGTATAGGGCGCGGTGGGGTTTGTAGGGTACGTAGTGGAGTACGTATAGCAAAATTTGACACGTAGTGTCAAATTTTGCGGGTAAATAATTGATTATGGAATGGGGTAAATAATGCGTTATAAAATTTGACTTTTTGAAAATTAGACGATAGTCGTCTAATTTAGATTTTTTAAAATTTTTTAAAATAAGTATTGACATTTAGTTTTTTCTGTGATATAATGTAGTCAAGATAAAGAAAGGAGATTTGAAAATGATTTTAAAAATTATATTCGGTATTATCTTTTGTGATTGGATTGGTTTTATGATTTGGTCTTTTCTTTGGGCTAATGATGAAAGTGATGAATTTAATGTAATATTAGGGTTTAAGAAAACACAGTGTAATTGGCCCGCATTTGTATGGATGTTTATGACGCCACTTTTGGGAATTGGCGGAGCGATTTTTTAAGAAAGGAGAAAGAATGAATTTTACTTTTAATGTAACTGTTACAATTTATGACGGCGATATCGATAATATTGTTGAATTAGTAAAGGAAGGGTGGGATATTGATAAAGCGATTGAAGCAGTGATTTCTTGTTATGATGAATTTGAATGGGGTTGTCTTAGTTATTATCGTTGGGAGTTGAAAAAGGAAATAGAAAGGAGAGTTGAAAATAATGAAGTATAGAGTATTAGCAGAATATCTCACTGACGGTCATTTTATACCCGAAAAACCGAGAGTTTTGCTTAAAAGTGATGATATTGACGAATGTTATGACTTTGTAGAAAAATTTTATAAAGAACATTTTGATGCTTGGATTGAACTACATGTTCAAGAATACCGAACTACTACTATATCAAGATACGAAGACGTTTAACCGCGCAAGCGGTTTAGTTAGACGACAGTCGTCTAATTAGGATAAAAAAATAAAACCGCATTTGCGGTTTTACTTTTTCAAAGTATATGAACCTTCAGTAAAGATTACTTTTGTTCCGTCAGAAAGAATAATTTCAATATGGTCTTCTTCGTAATATTGTGTGGTATAATTAATTTCAACTATATCCTTGATTTGAAATTCTTCGCCGTTGACCACGATAGTTGAATATCCTTCAATTTCTTTTTCAAAATCTTCTTTTCCTACTCTTGACTCACAAGACTGTAATCCCGCGAGTAAAAGAATAAAAAGGAAAATAAGTATAAGAACTCCAAAGTATACTTTTACTGTATCTTTCATTTTATTCTCCCTTCTCTAATACAGTTTCTTCAAAAACACCAACAAGACCGTCATCATAGAAAACAATTTCTACTTCATTGATAAGCCAATCTTCTTCCCAATCTTTCACTACTTCTTCTGCAAGTGCAAGAGTTTGATAATACCAATTATATTCTTCGTAACCATATGCTTCCCAACGATAGATTTTATAGTATTTTATTTCCATTTTTTTATTTCCTTTCTTATTTTCTAATTAAATTATATCACACAAAAATAAAAAAGTCAACACTTTTTTAAAATAAATTTATAATTTTTCTGCGCCCTACACCATAAATTAGACGATTGTCGTCTAACTCACCCAAAAGGTTGCACCCCTCGGTGAGGAGGGGCGCGATAGAAAAGAGATTTATTTAAGTTTGATAGTCTGCTTATCCTTTGAGATTGTAATTTTCGTGAAGTCCTCGGTCAAGACAATTTCTTTATCCTTATATACTGTTAAGGTTCTTAAATTGTTTTTCTCAATCGACCTCGGACAACTAAGGGGTTTCGTAATGTCTACTTTGTTCGCCGCTTGTACTAAGATATGATACTCAATTTCACTATCGGCAAGTGCCGTGTGTTCCTCATTAAAATCAGCATCTTCGCTAAGATAGCGGAACGCATTTTCTGCGGTTGTGGAGTAGTTACCACTATCCGTATAGAACCCATGTTCGTCACACCACTTTTTATATACCTCATTCACAAATGCGCTGATGAAGTAGGCTCTTACATCATACAGTGGCACATCATCGAGGGGATTGATAGTCTTAAACCAATCGTTATTATAGGTAAAGACCTTATCATCAAAAGGCGAGTTGTAGGCGTAGGCAATCTCCACGTTAAAGGCTTTCATATCACGCGCCATAGTTCGCATGATATAGCCCCACTTATCCATAACTGTTTTTCTACTTCTCATAGCGTCCACATAGAGTTGACGCTTTTCCGCATAGTAGGCAGTAGAGAACAGAGCGAGGTTATGCCAAATCTGCTCTACAACGAAGTCCTTTTTAAGATAGACTTCTCCCTCGGTGTTACCGATAACATACCCCACATTGTAGCAAAACGGCTTGTCAATAGAGGTTGTTTCAGTATCGAAAACAATAATATTCAATTATAAATTTCTCCTTTCTTTTTCTATCTCTTTTCTATGGCTTTATTATATCATATAAAAAAAGAAAAGTCAATAGGTTTTTTGAAAGTTTTTAAAAAATTTTTTTCGGAGAAAGTTAGACGATAGTCGTCTAATTATATAAAAAGAAAGGGGCGGTTTTCTCCGCCCAAAGAAAGAGGTGGCGGATTACTCCGCCTTTTCCTCTTTTGTCGCTCTCTTTTCAGCGTCCTTTGCGATTTTCTTCGCCTTTTCTGCGGCTCGGTCGGCACGTTTCTGAAGCGTCATCTGATAGGCTTCGCGCTCGCCATATCCGTCATACTCCTCGCCATCACGTCCACCACGAGGGACTACAAACTTGACTACAAGCCAACCTTCGTTACCGTCAGCCCCGACAATAGGGAAGTTAATCTCGCCGTCCTTGCACTTCGCGCCGTCCTCGCCGTGGTCAATGAGATACTGCAAGACGTCCACAAGAGTCTGCGACTTCTTTTCCTCAAATTCCTTGATATTGAGCATTTGGGTTTCTCCTTTCTTTTTCTTTACACCTAAATTATATCATAAGTGAAAAGAAAAGTCAACACTTTTTTGAAACTTTTTAAAAAAAATTTTTTTTGGTTTTGAATTAGACGATAGTCGTCTAATTTCGGGATTTAATCCCGTTTATAAAAACAGTAGTTTTCCATAAAAATATATTGGAATTTAAAACCGTTTTTCTCAAACAAATGGCGCGTTATGGAATTTTCTTTCCACGGAGTTCCGCCAATTACTCCTAAATTTAGCGAGATTACATATTTAATTAAACTATCTGCAATCCCTTTTCCGCGAGATTTTTTTGAATAGACAATTAAACGCTTTATTGCGGTATAATTCCAATTCGGTTCATTTACAATCGCGCAACTACCAAGTAACTTTCCATTTTCTTCCGCGACAATTAAGCGGTTTAAACTTAAATCTTCCTTTAATTGCGCGGTTGTGCAAAATGGAGTTTGATTTCTCTGAAGAGAACGGATTGCGGAAAGTTTATCATTTTTGGTTGCAAAACGAATTTGCACTTTTTTAATTTTCCTTTCTTTATTTTCTAAATTTATTATAACATAAATTTTTTAAAATTTCAAGTTTTTTAAAAAAATTTTTTAAAAAGTTTTTCTTAGACGATTGTCGTCTAAATAGAGAAAGACTACTCATTGAGTAGTCTTTTCAGTACATTAAAAATCTCCGTAGGTTCATACGCGCCTTCGCCCCATGTGTTGCGGTTCTTTTCCTCATCATCAAACAAAATTCCCTCACCTACTTTTGGAGTTCCATAGGGTACAATTTCGATTGAAGTAAAGTTTACGCTTTTGAGGTGGATAGCAAGCCACTTATATTTTACTTGCGCGATACGTTCGCAGTAGTCAGGTGAGCCTGTGCGAGAAGTCCACGACAGAACACAAACCTCATGACCGCGCTCGATAAGTCGATTAAGCAAGCGCGCGAGGCGTGACATATTTACCATAGGGCTTGCGACTTCATAAGGGTGAGTGTTCTCGTTTTCAAGATAAGTCAACCAATTATTAACACCATAAAGGTCAGCGATTGTTCCGTCCATATCAAATACAATTCTCATTTGTTTTATCTCCTTTCTATATACATATTATATCATAAGAAAATTATTTTGTCAATAGTAATTTTAGGAAAATTTTTAGAAAATACTTAGACGATAGTCGTCTAATTATTTTTTCTTTTCACAATTTTTTTTAGTTCTCTCTACGAACTTGGAAGGAAAAGAATAAAGCAAACCAAAGGGTGTGGATACTTCCGAGTTTTTTACAAGGTATCAGGCAGTACCATTTTCCTTGGGTTAGGAGTTTTCCTTCTTTAATAGGAAAGTTTCGGTCGCTTTCCTTTCTTTCATTTGTATTATATCATAGAAAAAAAGAAAAGTCAAGTACTTTTTAAAAACTTTTTAAAAATTTTTATTAGACGATAATCGTCTAAGTCGGAATAAAAAGAAAAGGGGCTTTACCCCTTTTCCAAAAGTATTTTGATTTTTTGGTCAATCTGTTTGATAAAAGCAAGTGTTTCATTGTCTTTTACATCTCGATTGTTTACAACTCTGTATTCAACAGTTTTGTATTCATCTTCCAAATGGAAACGACAAGTGACATAAGAATGAGCGCGGTTCTCTTTTCTACGAATGAAGTAAATAAGGTCGTGCTTATTTGCGATATCATCGTGATAATAACTACCTACGCAATTATTTTGCATTTTACCTTCTTCGGTAAAATCATTGATTGTGCTCGGAACTTTAATGCAGAGATTTTCGGTTTCAAGTTTTTCAATATCACGGATTTTATTTTCATTCGCAAGGATTTTTTCGTTGCGCTCTCTATTGACATAGGCTCGTGCTAATTCAAGGTTATATTCATATCCCCTGTTCTTATCAAGCCACTTATCAATATCGGGGAGCAACATATTTTTATAAGAAAAGAAAAGGTCGTAGTAAAAATTACGAAAAACACCTTGTGCGTTCCATTGAAAATCTTTCTTAAAAACAGAATGTACTTGTGCAAGGTCAGAGAGCGTTTTAAAGTCGAGATTTACAAAATTTGTAAGGTCATATTGCTCACAAGCATCTTCAAGTAAAACGGCAATTTTCGGATTTTTGCGGTAATCTTTAAGTTTAAACAACAAAAGATTTTGTTTAGTAAGAGGTTTGTTTTCAATCCTCAACCATTTGAAAAGCCCACGAGGAAATTCTGTTAAATCTTTGAATTCAGTACTAAAACCATTATTATTTAACAAATCTTTATTGGCGTAAATAGTTTCAAGATAGGAAACTAATTGTTTCATTTTCTCAATTCCGCCAAAGTTTCTAAGCCCATAATAATGGAAGCCGTCACGAAGTGCTCTTACAAGAATGTAAGGAAGGTTATAGTCCGATACTTCAAAGTTACTTCCATAGTACCAACCACTCATGAAACTTTCAGGTACTTCCCACGCAGGAAATACCTTGCGAGGGGTAATGAAAGTGCCGTTGATACAGTCAAACTTAATAGGGTTTTTACGCTCTTGCGTGGTAAAAACAAAATACTGTCCTTCTTTTTTTACATCGGTAAAAGTAAGTGCCATTTTTATAATCTCCTTTCCTTTTATGGTTTAATTATATCATAAAGAAAAGAAAATGTCAAGCACTTTTTTAAAAGTTTTTTAAATTTTTTGGAAAGACGAACTTAGACGACTGTCGTCTAATTACGTTGCGCCCTCATCATAATTTTGATGAAGGCGCGAGATTTATATGGCTATAAAATCTTCTCCATTATCGTCAACAAGACATTCAAGAACTTCTATAACATCTTTTAAGAATGAATAAGTTGTGATAATTATATTTTTCCTTAAAATATCACCCACTCTACTATCACCCGCGATGTCCCTAATATCTTCCAAAACATTCATTGCCTCTTGCAGTTTTTTTATTTCATCGTTTTCAAGAATAAAATTTGTTTGAGTTTTCATTTATTTTCTCCTTTCTTTTAGAAAAAGTTTGTGTATTGTAAAGCAATACAAATAATTCCGAAAATAATATAGAAAATATCCTTTCTTTTCATAGGCTTGTTTTCCTTACCAAAAGTAAGCATTTCATAAGTATAAAAACCAACAAGCCACGACCAAACTGTAATCAAAAAAACGTGTAAAAGCATTTTAATCTCCTTTCAACCCTTATAGTACAAAACCAAGAAAAACACATTCAACACCACATTCGACAAGTGCATTACTAAGCCGTTAATATGTCGGTCAGTTGTGAGGTCTTTTATAATACCGATAATCGCAACCGCAAGACCAAACCACGCAATAGACAAACCGTAAATCATAATCAAGACTACATTTACAGTTGTGATGAAGGCGCGGAGGTCGTTCCACTCAAACTTATATTCGCCTTCGATACGGAAAAATTTTTTAAATTTATCCATTTCAAAATCTCCTTTCTTTTTGTAATTAAATTATATCATAAGAAAAGGAAATTGTCAATGCTTTTTTGAAATAATTTTAGAAAACTTTTTAGACGATAGTCGTCTAATTACTACCGCGCCCTCATTATAATTTATTATGATGGGCGCGAAGCCTTATCTATTAGCTACAAAACAGATAATTGCAGCAATAATAAGAATTACAAAAATCAAGGCAAATCCAATCCACAACGGCGAGAGTACCCAAAACCACGACCAATTAATTACTTTGCACAGTTTCAACACAATAAACGCAATCTGTAATGCGCCTGTAAAACCAATTCCACCGCTTGTAGTGTTTTTGCTGTTGTAGTTAATTTCCATTTTTTAAAACTCCCTTCTAAAAATTTCATCAAATGCTTTTACGATAGCGTAATTTTCTTTTGCATATTCAATCGCCCATTCCGTAGCAATCCATTCACTTTCCATATTGAAATAGGCGTCTTGCATAGCCTTTGACTGCTCCACATTCTCACATGGAAAATGCTGATAGCAATAGCGTTCCCACATTTCTTCCTCATCTTCAAATTCATCGTCCCACGTATAGTAATGACCGATTTCGTGAAGAATAGACCACGTCAACAGCGATAACTCAATTCCTTCCGCGCCCTTATGATATTCATAGAGGTGGCGCAGGAAACCGTTATCGGTGAGGTTGTCGGGCGCGTAGTACACCCATTCATTTATATAGTCATAGTAATACGTATCATCAAAGCAAACAACAATATCACTATCGACCAAACGAACAAAATCTCTAATTTTTCTTTCAAGTTTTCTGTTCATTTTTTATCTCCTTTCTATGATTAAATTATATCATAAGAAAATAAAAAAGTCAAGACCTTTTTGAAAAAATTTTCAAAAAAATAAATTAGACGATTGTCGTCTAATTCCCCACAGAAGGGAAGGGCGGTTTTCACCGCCCCTCTGCCATGCAAGGTAAGGCTCAAGCCTTCTTGTAGGCGTTGCGGACACCCTTGTCCACAATAACCTTCTCAACCGCAATCTTGCCAGCCTTAGCGAGAGCGTTGGCAACCGCGACAACCTTGTTAACGGTCAGCGCGTCCTCGTTCTCCTTCGGCAAGCCAAGAGCACCATTGACCTTCTCGGTCAGAGCCGCCGATGCGGTCAACTCGTCACCGACAACCGCAAGGATAGCGTCGATGATAGGCGCGTCCTCGACCGCCTTCTTCTCAGCGTTCTTCTTCGCCTTGTCACTGTTAGCCTTCTCGATACCTGCGAGAATGTCCTTGCGAGCCTGCTCCATATCCTCGCCATAAGTAGCGGTGAGGTCACCGAGGTTCTCCAAAAATACCTTCTTAGAAATCTTCTTGTCTGCCATAAGTTTTAATTCCTTTCTTGCTATTAGGTTGCAACCCTTTCTCTTTTTTACATCTTTATTATATCACAAGGTTTTAGGTTTGTCAAGCACTTTTTTTAAATTTTTTTGAATTTTTTTTGATTTGGTTTGCGGTGCTTGCCGTTCCCTTATCTTGTAATTGAATTATACCATAGAAAAATAAAAAAGTCAATACCTTTTTTGAAATTTTTTAAAAAAATTTTTGTTAGACGATGGTCGTCTAACTAATTGATACAGCGGAGAACAGACACAGTTAGTTCTCCGCCGGGTTTTTGGTTATTTTCCTTTAACCTCTTTCTTAGAAATCCCATCCCTCAAAGTAATCCTCAGGATAGTCATCATCTTCATCATAGTAGGGATACTCGTCCTCGTAGAGGTCATCATAGCTTGCACTATCGTAAGGGCATACCTCGCGGAAGTCGTCGTTGTCGTAAACGTCATCCTCACTACCATATCCAAAAATAAAGCCACAAAGAACGAACATTTTTTTATCTCCTTTCTTTCTTTTGTAATTAAATTATATCATAAGAAAGTTTATTTGTCAATAGTTTTTTGAAATATTTTTAGAAAAGTTTTTTAGACGATAGTCGTCTAATTACCGTGGAAAGTGGAGAAAGTATTTCTCCACTTATCCACAAACGCATTAAACGCGCTTGTATGCAATTTCATTTCCGTATGTGCGCACAACTTTCAGTTTTCCGTCAGCAACAAGTTCTTCGAGTGCTATAATTGTCGCGCCGTAGCCGAACTTTTCGTAGTCACCCTTTCCGCGATAAGTGTTCCCTATTTTGAATAACTCACGAACAGAATTTCTTGTTACGAATCCGCCCTTTGGTACATCGAGTACAGCCCTTCTTGCGAATTCAATCATTTCATTGTGCTCACGGAGCTTGTCAATGTTTTTGGCGGTGTAGGCAATCTTTCTTGCGATACGACTTACTCCTTCAAGGTCATTATAGCAGATATTATCTCCGAGTTTATTGATGAGATAATCAAGGTCAGAGCGGATTTTTGCGTCATCGCCATAAGAATAGCGCGCGACATAGTCATTAATACCCCATTCGTGCAGATTTTCAACCGAAACTTTAACGTTCTTCATTAAACAAATCCCTTTCAAGTTTTTAAGAGTTTCTTCTCTCTTTTCTATGGTTTAATTATATCATAAGAAAAAGGGAATGTCAAGTACTTTTTTAAGTTTTTTCAAAAAAAATAGTTAGACGATAGTCGTCTAACTAATGGAGACTGGCGCGAACATCACTAAGCTCGTCATTAAGGCAACCCCTATAGATTGCCACCTTTTCGGTTTCTTTGGAACCTGTGGGCTTAATTCTCCAGAACCCCTTTAAAACCATTGACTGCGCGCATTCTTGGGTTGTATTTTCGGAAACCCAACGGGCTTGTCAGAGCCACTTGAAAGCCGTTGCCGTTTGTCCTAAGACCGCTGTCGCGAAGGTAGGCAAGATGTACCTTTTAAAGAGGATAGAAGTTGGCGCCATAACTTCTTTTCGGTTCAGCATTTCGGTCAGAACCAGCGGATAAATCCTACAACCCTTTACTTGTAACAACCGCCACCCTTTTCTCGGTAGGTGGGACTTACCACGGAAAGATTTAGAGTTTTATTTCGATTTATTATCTCTCTCACTTTCTGTACTTATTATATCATAGAAAAATTAAAAAGTCAAGTACTTTTTGAAACTTTTTAAAAAAATTTTTTGTTAGACGATAGTCGTCTAATTAAGATGGAAGTCAAATGACTTCCACTTCCTTTATAGTTTCTTCATCGACTTTTCTCCACCTTTCTTTAAACCAGCCGTTTACGTCAAGTTCGACTACACACTTCCAACGTCCAGTACTATCAATATCATAGTACATTCCGTTCCAATCATTGAGATTCTTCAAGATTTCAAGACTTTTTTCGTCTTCAATCTCCAAGCCGAAGATAGTTTCGGCATCGAGGATTACCTCAGCGTTCTCAACTGGCTCGCCATTTTCATCATAGAAAGTAAGACCCGAGTCGTGCAGGCTAAGGCCCAACTCATACTCTCTGCACTCGAATTCGTCCTCAAACTGCGTTCCGTCATCTGCTACATAAATAGTGATTTCTTTCATAAGAAATCCTCCTCTCTTTTTGTGATTTCATTATAACACAAAAAAGAAGAAAAGTCAATATATATTTTTAGAAAACTTTTAGACGATTATCGTCTAACTAAGTAAAACCAAACATTATTTCACCGTGCGTTTCCTTTTTCATACCCGACCCAGTTTAATTTTTTATGCGAGCACTTTGTAGGGTCATGACTCCCTATTTCTGGTATTAGCACATTCTAGGTTTTACTTAAGGCTGTGCAGGTCTGCCCCGAAACGCTTAGGAGCGCGCTATCCCACGGTGAAATAAATATTTGGTTTTAATCTCTGGCATCTCACCAGAGTAGGGCTATCCGTAGCGAGGTTCCCTCGACTTATTCGGCTTTGTCGATATAGCCTTACCGTCACTTACCACTTCCGTGAGCCGAAATGATTTTTGCCAAACTTGCTGGTCTTACAGGTACATTCTTACCCCATTAGGCTTTTGTGCGCACATTTTCGGTTTATCTTTAACGGAAGAAAACCTGAGGACTTGCCTTTTAACCTAGCAAACAGACGTCGCTCTTTTTCGGCGCGACCGCCTACTTCTCGTATACGGAACACACGAGAAAAGAATTTTGAGAAGAGTTTTATCTCGATTTATTATCTCTCTCTCACTTTCTGAACTTATTATAACATAAGAAAATAGAAATGTCAAGTACTTTTTAAAACTTTTTAAAAAAAATTTTATTAGACGACAATCGTCTAATTACGGCTTGGCGACCGAAGTCGCCTTGCCTATGAAAAGGAGGTTATGAATTCTTGTGTTTCTTGCGATAGGCAGCAGCCTTCTCAGCGTGTGCCTTAAAGTCATCCTTCTGAGCCTGAGTATACTCAGCCACAGGGCGATAGATACGCTTAAGCGGTGCATGGGTCTGGTCACGAAGAGCGCAGGCAATTGCGTAGTTAGTGGTATAAGTTCCGTTAATTTCATAGATAAGTTCTGTCATTTTTCTGTACCTCTTTTAATTTATTTAGAAAAGTTTTATCTCTTTTCTATGGTTTAATTATATCATAGAAAAATAAAAAAGTCAAGTCTTTTTAGGAAAAATTTTGAAAATTTTATTTAGACGATTGTCGTCTAATTATTTCAGAAAAATAAAAGGGTTCGCGACCCCTTTTATTCCCAAACGCTCTGTAGTTCGTTTGTAACCCTTTTCATTCTTCGCTTTGCGGTTCTCATATCTTGGGCTTCACCGTTATTTCGTGCGTTAGGGCTTCTGCCAATTTGTTCTCTATTCGGCTAAACACAGGCAACCCTACGAGTCAACAAGAGCCTTCCCACAAGATATCTTTTGATTTCGAACTAAATCTATAAATCTCAAAAGAAACAACTACACACGCGACGCGTTAAGTCGCGCCCTTATCTTCCACCCTTCCGCTCGTTGCTTATCTCTTATGTTGTATTCATTATAACATAGAAAAATAGAAATGTCAAGAGTTTTTTAAAACTTTTTTAGATTTTTTTTGGTTAGACGATAGTCGTCTAATTAGGTAAAGGACATAAGTCCTTTACTCTGCGAGGATTGTAAAATCCGGATTAGCGAGGGAGTCAAGTGCGGTAGCAATGCGAGCCATCTCGGCATCTTCAATGACCATGTCATCTCCGTAAGCTCCCTTGATATAAAGTTTCGCATCATAGGGATAGTCGAAATAAAGGTCATTTATGATTGCGTAAGCCTTTCCGAGAATTGCCCTTTCCTCTTCCGAGAAATGATATGTACAACGCTTTACAACATTTTCTTTCTTTTCCATTTAGTTTTATCTCCTTTTCTTTTTGTAATTAAATTATATCACAAGAAAATAGAAATGTCAACTACTTTTTTAAAAGTTTTTTAAAAACTTTTATTAGACGATAGTCGTCTAACTTGACGTAAGGCGCAATGCGCCTTAGATGTCAGCCCAGCACTCATCGCAAATGCCGCTGATGAGAAGCTCGCGCTCACTCGGGGTGAGGTCAGGAAACGCGTCCTGCACGCGTGCGCCCATCATATAGTTGAGGTATCCCTCAAAATCAACAGTTACGGTAGAGTTCTTTTTGCAAAACGGACAAGTACAAATCAGTTCAATCATTTGAGTAATCTCCTTTCTTTTTATGGTTTAATTATACCACAAGTAAAAAGAAATGTCAACTACTTTTTTAAATATTTTTTATTAGACGATAGTCGTCTAATTTCCTCGGCTTGCGCCGAGGTTTAAGGAGGTACTATGAAAAAGAGTTAGTTGTCGTTATTTTTTCTCGGAAAGATATACAAGTCCGAGATAAGAAAAAATTAAAAGTAAGGAAAACATTATAAGTATAATTAATGCGAAAATCATTTTTTATTCTCCTCTTCTATTTCTACGGTAGGTTGTGCATCAATCCAATCCATAACTTTATATTCATAATTGATTTCACAATTTGCACAACCAATCAGTCCTTTTTTTTGGCAATTATCGCAAAAGCCACCATTTGCAAGCCATTCCTTGAATTTATCAGCATCAATTAGTCTCATTTTTAAAATCTCCTTTTCTTTTTCTAAATTCATTATATACTAATTTAGTAAAAAAGTCAAGTATTATTTTAAAAAATTTTCTTAGACGATAGTCGTCTAATTAAAACGCGCCCAATGATGAGCGCGCATTTTCTACAATTCACCAACAAGTTTTACCAGGTAACTTTCCTGGACCTCTCCCGTAAACTGGTTGATTGCGTCATAATACATTCCATTTTCCACAATCTTATCCAGTTCAAGCTCACAATCGCTATCGGCGATATCGCGCATCATCTGGATAGCTTCATCATAGCCGAAACATACGTGCGCCGAATACTGCCATGCGCGGCAATGGTTGTTTCTTTTAATTACAGTCCAAATTTTCTTCGTATCCATCATAGTAGATACCCCCTTTCCTTTTGTAATTATAGTATATCATAAGAAAGTATTTTTGTCAATACTTTTTTGAAACTTTTTTGGAAAAATTATTTAGACGATAGTCGTCTAATTCCCCCTTTCTCCGAAGAGAAAGGGCAGATTTTATCCTTCCCTAATTTCCACGTGCTGAGTCCAACCTACATTAATTGCCTTGTTATCCTTCCATGCAAAAACCATCAGGATATCGGGATGCTTTCCATAGCTCCAAACGGCGCGACCGAGATTGTATTCGACGACATAAAGGTCTTTGGCGTCCTCTTCATAGATAATTCCCTTGTTGTTCCAAATGCGTGCCGCGCGATAAAACTTTTTCCACATCTTCTTATACATATTGTACCTCTTTCTGCGCTTGTGCGCTTGTTTTTCTTTCTATAGATAGTATATCATAGAAAAATAAAAATGTCAACCCTTTTTAAAAAATTTTTTAAAAATATAATTAGACGATAGTCGTCTAACTAATTTGAAGATCGCCCTCGCCAGTTTCCCGTAACGAGGGCAATTCTCAAAAGGAGGATGCTATGAACATTTAGTTAGTAGACTTTTTCATTGAAGGTTCCCAAACAATATCGCCGCTTGCGCTTTTGATGAGCTTTACTTTGGGGTTAATCATTATTAACGGAAGAATAAGGTTACTATAACGGATTACTCTACCGTCCTCATATGTTACATAAAAGAAACTTAACTTTCTCATTTTTCGTATCTCCTTTCCCTTTCTGTAATTAAATTATATCATACGCCTTTTATTTTGTCAAGTACTTTTTGAAAATTTTTTCAAGAAATTTAATTAGACGATAGTCGTCTAATAACCCTTCCTTTCGGAAGGGCGGAGGTACTATGCTGATGTTAGAAAGTGTCGTAACCTAAAATTTCCGCGTCAAGGTCATTGTAAACACCGCCATAATGAATTTCATTCGCGGGAACCTCGAAAACCTCAACGGCTTTTGCCATCGCTTCTGCTCTTGCTTGCATAAACGGTCTGTCCTGTTCGATTGCTACGAAGATGGGGAACTCGCCCTCAACCTCAAATTCAAAATTCCAAAATTCCATATTTTTAATCTCCTTTCCTTTTCTGTAACTTAATTATACCATAAGAAAATTCAAATGTCAAGTACTTTTTTAATTTTTTTTAAAAAATATTTATTAGACGATAGTCGTCTAATTGCCTTCCTGTTCCCAGGAAGGCGGAGGTACTATACAAATTTTAGTAAGTGTCATATCCAATGTCGTCAGCGTCATCGTCATCATAGCAACCGATATACTTGACCTTGTACTCAGGGACTCTGAAAATCTCAGCGGCTTTCTCCCTTGCCTCTTCTTTCATGAGGCGCATCGTGCAATGCGGGTCATCGGGTCTGTCCTCAATAGCGATAAAGATCGGGTCCTCACCCTCAACCTCAAATGCGAAATTGTAATTCTCAGCCATGTTCTTATTCTCCTTTTCTTTATTGAAAGATTATCTTTATCTTTCTGTATTTATTATATCACAGAAAAATTAAAATGTCAATACCTTTTTTAAAATTTTTTAAAAAAAATTTTATTAGACGATAGTCGTCTAATTCTTCCCGTTTCCGGGAAGGTATAAGTTTTGAGGGAAAATGTTAAGTGCTTAGCAATAGATTAAAGATTTGTCAGCCCATTTAAAAATGGAAATCTGTTTGCACTCGCGCCCTTCGCGTAATGCTTCGCGTTTTGTGCTCACTCGGTGGCAGCGGTCGATATACCATACGCCATTTTCAAGCCACAGCCCGCAGTTCCCATCAAATTTTTTAATGAGCGCGCGAACCTCGGTAATGTCTGAGGTTATAACGCCTTCGGTGGCTACTTGATAGCCCGTCTTGTGCTCTACAATCTTTCCCTTTTTCAGAGTCAGACCGCCGTTATTTTCGATTTTTCTTAATGTGCGAATATTTATCATTTTCGCGCCCTCCTTTATCTTTTGTAATTAAATTATATCACAAGAAAATAAATTTGTCAATACCTTTTTGAAAAATTTTTCAGAAAATTTTAATTAGACGATAGTCGTCTAATTATTTCAAGGGAGCCGAAGCTCCCTCATTTTCATTTTAGATATCGTCCGCGATTTCGAAGGAAAAACCGTGCTCAGCACCATACGGAACGCTGGTGATGTCATTGAGAAGTCTGAGCGCGCTTTCAACGTCTTCCAAATCGTGAGTATGTGGATTGGTATTGATGTAAGGTGCTTTGTTCTCTTCCATCGCATCGAAGATGTCGCGCAGGATGTTGTACGATACACACAGGGTAGCCATTTCATCGGCGCTAAGGATAATTCTTGCATTTTTCTTTTCGATAGTTTTCATTGAGTACCTCTTTCCGCCCTTTGGGCTGTTCTTTATTTTGTAATTAGATTATAGCACAGTTTAAAACCAATGTCAATAGTTTTGGGAAAAGTTTTTAAAAAATTTTTTCGCGTGCGATCGTCTAATTTTTTTCAGAATTTAATTAGACGATAGTCGTCTAATTAAATAACTCCGCGATTACTCGCGGTAGTCATCGTAAATTTCAAGAATGAAATCACAAGAAATAAGTTTCTCTGCTTCTTCAATAGAGTCAGCGGCGATTTCATCAAATTTAAATTGCTTAAAGATATTATCTCTCAGGATAACTGCATGACCTATCTCGTTTTTAAAAGCGATAAGCGCTTCAAGAGTAGCAAATTTTCTAATTTCTCTATAAGTCCAATCGCTGGTTTTTTCAATAATAACTTTCATTTCTGCATCTCCTTTTCTTTTTGTAATTAAATTATATCATAGAAAAATAAAAAAGTCAAGTACTTTTTGAAAATTTTTTTAAAAAAGAATTAGACGATAGTCGTCTAATTATGGTCAGCTCGCATTTGCGAGCCGACCGGGAAAAGGAGGACAACATGTCGTTAATCGGTGAAGTCATGAACCGCCCAAACGCGGCAGCGGTTACCCTGCTCTTTTTTGGCAATTGCGCCAGCCGCGAGCTTGTCGGTAGCCTGAACCCAAACGGACTTAGTGTGGTAGTTTGCAAGAATTAAAGTAACACGGTAAGTTTTCATAGTAACCTCTTTCCGAGAGCCTTGCTCTCTTTCTTTTTGTAATTTAATTATATCATAGAAAAATTATTTTGTCAATACCTTTTTGAAAAGTTTTTCAAAAAAATTTTTAATTAGACGATAGTCGTCTAATTCGTAAAAACGGGGAGAGCTTGCGCTCTCCCTTTAGGTTTATGCGTTTTTTCTGATGACTACATCTCTAAAATTATCTTCAGGTCTATTGAGATAAATTTTCGTGTAGCCAGGGCCGATAAAGACTGCGATAAAAATGTTGCCGACATACCAGTGAACCCAGGAATAGTTGCCGTCTTCGCACACCATGTAGGGTACAGGGTCAAGAGTAATCTCACGCGCGTTAACCCACATTCTGCACTGTCCGTAAATTTTCTTCCACATTTCCTTATTCATAGTAATCTCCTTTCAGCCCTATGGGCTTTCCTTTATTGTGTCTTTATTATATCATAGAAAAATAAATTTGTCAACCCTTTTTAGGAAAGTTTTTTAAAAAATTTTTCGCGCGCCATCGTCTAATTTATTTTCAGAAAAGAATTAGACGATAGTCGTCTAATTATAAAATAAGAGAAAATATTTTCTCTTATTTTTTACCCGCCACATCCGCCACTTTCGTAGGCGCCTCTCTTGTTCGGGCTTGTTCGCCTGTACGCCGCTTTCCTTTTTTACTCATAGAGTTGGTTGAAGAATGCGGATCAATAAACCACTATGGAGAGGAAACCTTGTTTCTCTCTCTTTTTGTATCTTTATTATATCATAAGAAAAAGAAAAAGTCAAGTACTTTTTTGAAAAAAATAAAAAAATTTTATTAGACGATAGTCGTCTAATTAATTTTGGGAAAGTTTTTCAGAAAACTTTCCCATGAATATTTATGCAATATTTTCAACTTGTGCATAAAAATCAAGTGCATCTGCAACCGTACACATTTTGAGATTTGTAATCATGAAATCTAAATTTTCCAACAAATCCCAAAACATATCGATCGTCATTGTCATTTTTCCCCAATCGTAAATGAAGAAAGTAACAAGGTTGTTTTCCTTTTCAAAAGTACCAACTGCATCGCATTTTGCGTTAAAAATGAAACCCTGATTTTCCATAGTAATCTCCTTTTCGGCTTTCGCCTTTTTTATTTTCTTTATTATAACATATAAAAATAAAAAAGTCAAGTGTTTTTTAAAAAATTTTTTAATTAGACGATAGTCGTCTAATTTAAAAACAGGAACTTTTGTTCCCGTTCGACCGATTCCTTTTTTCTACCAAAAAATTGAATCATCGTAACCGCACATCGTACCCAATTCTGAAAGCGTCATATCGGAAAAAAGCCTCTCGATGAAAACAGAACTTTCAGGTCCGAAAACGCTTTCCCAATCCGCCTGCGCGCGGTTTTCAACGCTCGACATCCAAGCGAAAAACGCTTCAGTCATAGCCGCGTCATCTTCATCGAAAGACGGGAACTCATGAATAGCCGACAGAAAATCAGTACCATATGCGCGAGACTCCTCACCCAATTCATCACGAACCATAATCACAAATTTCATAAAGCACCTCCAAAAAAAGAATATAGGCAGGGCTACCGCCCTCTTTGATTATATCTAATTTTATCATATTTTAATGGAAAAGTCAATAGTTTTTGAAAATTTTTGGAAAATTTTTCCGGACTTTCCGGACCTGATCAGATCAAGAAAAATTAGACGCTACTCGTCTAATTTTCGCAGCTCGCAATCGCGTGTTATACGCAGCTCGCAGCTCGCAGCTCGCATATACGTATAAGGCGGGAATTGCGAGGGTGAATTAGACGATAGTCGTCTAACTTTTGGACCGGAATTAGACGCTGGTCGTCTAACTGTATACAAATATACAATTATAATTGTATACAATTATACAATTATACTTGTATAATTGTATACAATTATACTTGTATACAATCGGTATAAAAAATGTGATTGTATACAATCGGTTTATTTTTTGGATTGTATACAATAATACAATTTGTTGTGTGTGGTATAGTATAGTTGTTTTTCCCCTATAATAAGGAAAGAAAAAAAACTTGTCTTTTATGCAAGGTAAGTATTGCATTTGGTTTAAACCTTTGATATACTTTGAGTGTGGGAACACCCCACAAACAATATTATATTTTCTCTAGCGCAAAAAGCGCGGAAAGGACGGTACTTTATGAAACTCGAAAATTTAACCTTTGGCAATCGCGCAACAAAAAATCGTGTTGATTTGTCTATCACGATTGACTATCCGTGGACGTGGAAAGAATTGAAAGCACTTGCCAATAATTCGCTTTCGGCACTTTCGATTATTCTTTTCAACTATTTGTTAGAATGGTTTGCGTATGATGAATGCGGAAAAACTGGTTACGCCTATGAGGTAACAATTCGTTCTATCCTTGCAAACAGACTTGTAAAAACTGTAAAAGTTAATGGTTTCTATGATTTGACGTCAAGACTTTTCAAAAAGTTTTACAATTTGGACTACTTGCCTACAGTAGAGGTAAAACACGCTTGTTGTGCAATTCCGAAAAACGTGGTTGATTTTGTGGTGTATGTACCAATGGTTAACGAATATGAAAATATCATTAATCAAGCGTATGTTTTTAATTGGAATGAATGGCTTGAAATGTTAGGCGGCTATAATGGGCGCGGTCAACTTTTGAAAGACAATTCAAGTAGAAACCAAATCAATATTCAAAGTTTTTACGGAAGCGAAACAGTCCGCCCGAAAGCGTCAAAACCGATTGCAAACTATTTGTGGAATTGTTGCAAGGAAAAAAGCACAGTTTCGGTAATGTCGGAAACCTTTGCGAATATGTCTACTGAAAGTTGAAACCACAAAAAAACAAAACGCGCTTGCCTTGCCAAACAAGGCAAGCGCACAACACTAAAAACGAAAGGAAGAAAAAACCATGAAAGAAGAATTTAAAAAAGCCTATGCACTTGCAAGAAAATATGTATTTTGGGATTATAGTTTTGAAGATATCGAAAAGGAAATTAACGATAACAATTTTCCCTTTTGGGCAGTAGACTATAACGGTTTTTATAAAGATAGTTGCATTCGAATTTATTTTGTTTCGGACGTTATTCGCTACACCTTGCAAGCGTGTAAAAATATCAATAACACGTATATAAAATTGATTGATTGCTACACTTGCAAAAGTGCAACGCTTCGCGACTTTGATATTATACCATTAAATGAATTGATAGAATATCTGTATGAAGAAAACGAAATTTAAAGCCCACAATAAACACGAAAGGCACACAGTAATTTTGCTGTGTGCCTTTTTCTATGGGCGGTATTTTTAGGAAAAAAGACAAATTTTTTTTCGGGGCGCAAGCGCCCCTCGCACATTTTCCTCAAGAACCCAAAATTTGACTTCTCCCTTATTCCGTGATATAATTAAATCATAGGGAGAAAACTACCCTAAATCTATTAAGGAAATCTATTTAAATGAGACTTAAATTAAATTTTAATCTAACCGGCACTGACCGCTTAGAATTTATAAACTCTTATCTCCCCACACTTCAGAATCCCACTCCAGAGGAACTCGAAACCATTGCGAACTACCTCCTCTGGTCAGATCCAAATCGTAAGAACTTACGTAACTCCGGGATAATTCCACCCTCAAGTTCAACAGATTGGGACACGCAAACTGAATCATTAGAGGCCCTTTCAGAAAATCCCGCAGTAGACGAGAACTCCTTCCGTCCCTTAACCGCGCCTCAAATCAAAATTAAAAAAGAGAAATTCTCCCGCTCAGAAGCTCGCAAAAACGCCCCACCATTTATTCTTTCCCTACTTGAAGACCTCTTTACCCGTATAGATGAACTTGATTATCAAATTGAGGTTTTCGAACTTAGAATAGGGAAACGTACCGAGCCAATTCGTCAACCCTTACTCGATAGAATTTCAATTGAGCGCAGAAGTAAGTTAGAGAAAGAAGTAGAAAACTGGACTCAACATACCTATATAAAGTCCCGCCATCTCTTAATCCAACTTCGTTCCGACCAATATACGTTACGCGACTCATACAAACAAACTGTAGGAAATTCCTCAACTGCCCACTCTCCTAACTTTATAGAAGACGATCCGACTTTTGGAGTTGGAATTAATGTTTATCCTCTCGGTTTAAAAAGAGGGGCTAATTTAAAGGAAAACGAGAAAAAAGACGTAGAGCGCGCCGACACCTTAATTTTCAAGCATAATCCATCTCCTTCACTTTATACCCCTAAAGAACTTAAAGTAATTTCAAACTTTATTTGGGAGAATCAGCGCAATTTTGATGAGCGCGCCACTAAGTTTTACTTTAGTTTTGAAAACGAAGACCATATATATCAACTTATTTTACTTCGGAAATTTTTAGAGAATTTAGAATTACAAGAAGATTCTACAATTCCTCAACTTTTCGACACTTTAGACTACTATATTGAAGAAGCCGATTTAACCGAGGCCCAACGCGAGATTTTAGACCTTAAATTTCAGCATAAGGAAAACCAAGATATAGCGGCGTATATTAATAGGAAATATGGGAAAAACTATGCGCTTAACTATATATCGACTATCTTTAAGCAAAAGATTATAAAGAAAATTGTAGAAGCGGTTAAACTTCATAGGGAAAAGGTTGAGAACCTTTTCTTTGAAGAGGAATTTAAAAAGTGTAGTTGTTGCGGAAAGGAGTTACTTAGAAGAGAGGATTTCTTTATGAAGAGAAAGAAGTCTCCAGATGGCTTCAACGGACGCTGTAAAATTTGTGATAGAGAAAAACGTAAGGAGAAGAAGGAGAAGAATAATGAGTAAGAAGAAACGTGTAGGAGAGTTTTTAGACCTTTTAAACGAACTTTCCGAAGAAGAAATTTTTTCGTTGGGGAGAGTACTGGGGGTTAAATTTGGGAAATTAGAAATTTTGGACCAAGATGAGAACCCCATTGGGAAAACCTTAGGGGAATTAAGGGATGAGATTGGAGAAGAAGAACTTAGGAAGAGAAATTATAAAGTTAGAGCAGTTAAGCGAGACGCCGAAGAAATTTTAGCTGAGATTATGGAGACATTTTATAAGGCTAGTTGGGGCGCGCAGAAAGATATTTTGGAAATTATGAAAGCAAAGCCGAAAAAGAAGGACGTTGTTGAAGACGACAACTGCGCGCTCACCATAAATTCAACTATCCCGGAGGTAGAATTAAATGGGACTTCAACCGAAAATTAAGCGTAAGGTTTTATTTAGAGATTGCCCTATATGCGGCAACACTTTAAGTTTAAGCGAGTTCGCGCCTACCACTTCTATTTTCTATCCTGATGGAGTAATTCCTATTTGCGGCCACTGCATTGATAATTGGCTTAAAGAACAAGATTGGAATTGGGATGCAATTGATAAGTTGTGTCAAATGGCTGATATCCCTTTCATTCCTAAAGAGTGGGAAAACTTAAAGGAAATGAGTGAAGATAATCTGTTTGCGCGCTACGCCATGATTTGTCAGAAAAGCGAATATTATGGAGTGGGGTGGAAAAAGTATTATGATGAATACCAAGAGTTAAAGAAAAACGGGGATCTTGGCTCTGTTCTTCCTTTAATTGGGGATGCTGAACGCCAAGAACTTCAACTTAAATGGGGTAGTAATTATGATGATGAGCAATTAACTTATCTTGAAAACTTATATAAAGGTATCTTAACTTCTCAATCTGTTAATGGCGCCCTCCAAGATGACCGCGCACTTAAGATTTGTAAAATCTCGCTTGAAATTGATGAGAGAATTCGTGCGGGCGAAGATTTTGATAAGCTTCTTGCTTCTCATGACAAACTCGTTAAACAAGCAGACTTTACTCCAACTAATATTAAAAACCTTAATGATTTTGATTCTATAGGTGAACTTGTTAAGTGGATGGAGAAAAAGGGTTGGCAGGCTCGTTATCATGATGGAGTTACGCGCGATATTGTAGATGAGACAGTTCAAAACATTCAGTCCTTTAATCAGAGACTTTATACTAATGAAAGTGGTATTAGTGAACAGATTGAAGCGCGCATTGCTTCGTTAAAGAATGTAAAGGATTTGGAAGATAATTTTGGTTCAGAGAATGAATTTAAACTCGAAGATTATGATAATGAAGGTTATAAAAAATTGATGGAAGAGGAATTTGAGGAGGACGTAGATGAATAACTTTATTACTGGAATTACTGGTATTAAAGAAGGCGTCATACTTGAGAAAGGGGTTAAACTTAATGAAGAATATTTAGAAGAGAATTTTGATCATATTGGAGATTTATTAAATTATTTTATAGATTATCCTGACCTTTTCATTGATATGATTACGCCTGAAGATACGGGATTTCATTTATATTTTTATCAACGTATTTTCTTGCGCGCTATCATGCGCTTTAGAACAGTTTACATAACCGCGCCTCGTGCTTGGTCTAAATCGTTCTTAACTATTTTAGGTTTATTTTTGCAATGTATCTTTATTCCTGGAAGAAAGGTTTTCATTTGTACTCCTGGTAAATCTCAGGGTGCGAAGATCGCTAAGGAAAAACTTTTTGAAATTTTTAGACTCTTTCCTTTACTTAGAAAAGAACTAATTGGCGGGGAATATGATGAGACTCCTGGTAATTATGGTAAGGACTACGTAGAGCTTCGCTTCCGTAATGGGTCTCAGTTTGATGTAGTTGCGCCTCTCGATTCTACCCGTGGTGGACGTCGTAACGGTGGTCTTATTGACGAAGTGCGTAAATTTTGTATTATTTTTGTTGAGATGCGAGATTCTATTTCTGCTTTATATTAGAAATATAAAGGAGGAATAGCAATATGAAATGCTATATCTACAAAATCGTTAATAAGATTACTAATCAAGTTTATGTTGGGCAAACAACTAACTTGCAACGCCGATTAGAAAATCATTTGAGCGCTTTACGAAACAATAACCATGTTAATCCAAAATTACAATCTAGTTGGAATAAATATGGGGAAGAAAATTTTGAAATCACTTCTCAAATATATGATTTAACTAAAGACGAGTTAAATAAAAAAGAAATTGAAGAGATTCAAAAAGAAAACAGTTATGAAAATGGTTTTAATCTAACGCTCGGCGGCGACGGTGGAAACACAAGAGGAAATTTAAGCTTTGAAGATTTTTGTTTTATATATTTTGGTATTCAAGAATATGAAGGCTTAACAAATCGTGTTGCTGATTATCTCGGAATTGATAGTAGTACCGTTTCAGCAATAAAAAGAAAGGCTGCCTATACTTGGTATATTCCAATGGCAGAGGCACTTTCAGATGAAGATAAAATTAAATATTTTGAGTTATTTGAAAAAGAATTGGATTTAGCAAATAATCCTCCAAGAATTAAAAAAGCAAATATGTCTGAAAAAGATGTAATTGATTTTTTATGTGTTGTTTCTGCATATGGTAGAGGCGCGGAAGCAGCAATGACTCGCTATCTAGATATTTCAAAAGGTTTAAAAGACCATATAGTAAAAGGCGAGTATAGAAATTACGCTGAAAAGTTTTTATCATTAACAGATTCAGAGATATTTGAAAGAGCAGTACCGATTTTTGAAGATAATAATCTTCAACAGTATTGCAAACAAAGAATAAAAAAGAATAATGACGTAATACGACCTAACTTCTCATGGATTGCGCACTAAAAACTCTCTTAATTGCTGGAAACTCCTTCGGGACAATCAGCAGCCAAGACTTTTAAAAAGTAAGGTTCAACGACTAGTCGAAAGACGTAGGCTCAAGTGAGTCGAAATGGAGAGCACGGTTTGCCCCGTGAAGATATAGTCTCAACTTTATAGTAATATAAAGCAGTCGAAAGACGGGTATAGATTAACGACCTATACTGAAGAAAATGGACCATGAAGAAGAAATGTTAAATACAGTTGTTATTCCTTTGCTTAACGTAGATCGTCGTCTTCCAACTGGAGAAATAAACGAAAAAGAGCCTAATCGTCAACGTATATATGCAACATCTGCGGGCGCAAAATCATCGTTCGCATATGATGTATTAATGGATGTTTTTCAAAAGTCTATTATAAATCCAGATGATTACTTCTGTATGGGTTGTGATTATAGGGTTCCTATGTTACATGGACTTTTACAGAAGAGTTTTATTTACGACTTAAAAACTGATTCTTCTTTTAACCCTAACTCTTTTGCAACCGAATATTTATCACTTTGGAGTGGTGGTTCATCAGATGCATGGTTAGATTATGATAGAATTAATAAATATAGAATTTTAAAAAATCCTGAGTGGAAAGTAAAAAATGTAACCAACGAAAAAAAATTCCACTTAATTTCAGTAGACGTGGGTGCGATTCATGACCAAACTGTTTGCACTATTTTTAAGGTTAATATTGGTGAGCAAGGAACTTTTACTTGTTCAGTTACTAATATAATAGTTTTAGGTAAAACCGCAGAAGAAAAAGCCTTTTATCGTCAAGCCATAGATTTAAAACGTTTAATTCAAATTTATCAACCGCGTGAGGTTGTAATTGATACAAACGGTATTGGTGTTGGTTTTGGAGAAGTAATGACACAAAGTCAATATGATAGTAAGACAGGAGAATATTATCCTGCTTATGGCTTCTTTAATGATGATAATTTTAAGAAAATTCAACCACATGATTGTGCAAGAATTTTATATAGTTTTAAAGCTAATTCTACTTTAAAGCCTAAAATTCAAAGTAATGCTTATACTTTTATTAGTAGCGGACGTGTTCATTTCTTAATTTCTGAACAGAAGGCGCGCTCACTATTACTTGAAACTAAAACTGGTGCGCACATGAAACCCGAAAATCGCGCAAAACGCTTATTACCGCATGAAATGACTTCTCGTTTAATTGATGAAATGATGAATTTTAAAAGAAAGAAGACTGCGGCAGTTAGTGATTTTGTATTGGAACCTATTAACTCCAAATATCCTGATGATAAATTCTATTCTTTCTGTTATGGGCTTTGGCGCATTAAAGAAATTGAAGAAGAATATGTTAAGAAATTTAAGAGAAAATTAGAGGGCGCGACACGTCAACTTATATTCTTTAATTAGGAGGAACTTTAAATGAGTGAAGATATTAAACTCTCAGTTGGACAGACCGAAGTCGCTGAATTAGATAAAAACGCAGTTGAGCGTTTTACTCTTAGCGAGTTTAAGAAGTCCATTGATGGTATGATTCTCACGAATCAAAAAGCCTATTCCTCTAAATCACACGGCTATTGGGGCCGTACTTACTTTAAATACACGAAAGAAGAAATCTTTGACATTATAGAAGGCGATAATTTACAAGCAAAAATTAGACTTTCTCGCTACTTTTTTGAAAGAAACGGGTACTATCGTCAAATCGTACTTTATTACGCCACAATGCTTGAGTATGTAGGCATCTTAATTCCCAATCCGCTTAAAGATGCAAAACTCTCCAACTCCAAATTACAGAAAAAGTATAATACGGCGATTAATTTAGTCGAGGGTATGAACTTACCTACTTTCTTTACAAACTGTGCATGGATGAGTTTAGTTGATGGATGTTATTATGGCCTTATTATAAGTGAAACAGATGACGCTTTTGCTGTAGTAGATTTACCAACTGAATATTGTCGAAGCAATTATAAGGACACTCATAATAACGATTTAATCGAGTTAAACCTTGAGTATTTTAGACAAATTGAATCTGACGAGTACAGAGAAATTTTGTTTAAAACTTATCCAAAATTTATTAAGGCTGCATATGAAAAGTGGATTAGAGGTAAACTTAAATCTTCTTGGGTTTTAATTCCTGCTTCAATGGGTGTTTGTTTTCCTTTCTTTGATGGAAGACCTGCGCTTTTGAACGTGATTAGAGCCGCACTTTTATATGATGAAGTTAATGATAGTTTAAAGGATAAACTCACGGACGAGATTAAAAAGATAATTGTTCAACATATTCCTCATATGACAGATGGCGCCTTCTTATTGGAGCCAGAAGAAGCAAAGGAATTACATAAGGGCGCGGTAGCGATGTTGGAGAATAATCCTAACGTCGATGTTCTTACTACCTATGCAGATGTTGAAGCAATTGTTTCAAAGACCGGTAATGATAATGACGCTAGTTTATTATCTCGTTATGAACAGAATATTTATTCTCAAGGTGGAGTAAGTAAAGAATTGTTCGCGGCTACCGGTAGTTCTGCTATTCCTTCTTCTCAAAGAGTAACACTTGGAATTATGATGCATTTAGCGGATAAGTTTTCTACGTTTGTTACAAACTTAGTAAACTCAAAATTCGCAATGCCTACTCTTAACTTTAAATATACAATTCTTCCGATTGCATATTTTAATGAAGATGAATATTTGGATAATGCTTTTAAGCTCGCTAACTCTGGTTATAGTTTTATACTTCCTACTATCGCCATGGGACTTAGTCAGCGTGATTTAGCTAATGTAAAACAACTTGAGATAGATATACTCCATCTTGATGAATTATTGAAGCCACTTGAATCTGCTTATAATCCTACTGGTGAAGGGCCAGGACGTCCTAAGAAAGCTTTAGACGAGAAATCTGAAAAGACAGTTCAAAATGAGCAAGTAGCCGCTGGCGAAAGCTAAGGGAGAAACTATGAAAGATTTATGTTTTAAAATCCCTGTTATAACCTATGGTGTACTTACTGCACCTACGGAAGCAAGCCAAACTACTTCTCGTGGTAGAGTTCGTATCTTTTATAGAGGACTAAATCGAAACGGTACATATATTACCGATGAATTCGCGCAGAAGTTGGTTGGTACTCTTCCATATACTCCTGTAAAGGGTATATATGGAGAAACAGATTTTACCGACCACGGTGAAGAACGTAGTGAAGGGCGCATTTATGGCGTCGTTCCTGAAAATCCAAACTTCGCGTGGGAAGACTTTACTGATGAAGATGGAGTTACTCGTACATATGCTTGTTGCGATATACTTTTATATACCGCACTTTATGAAGAAGCTAGTGAAATCTTTGGTAAAGGTGAATCGATGGAACTTTACTTGCGCTCTATAGAAGGAGATTGGCAAGTTAAGGAAGGAAAAAAATGCTTTGTTTTTAGTGATGGATGTTTCTTAGGGCTTCAGGCCTTAGGAGATAACGTAGAGCCTTGTTTCGAAGGTGCTGCTTTCTATGATTTTAATCAAAGTATATATGCAATATTAGAAAAAGCCAATGGAGGAAACCCAATGGACGACTTGAACAAAGAAGTCTTTGAAGAAGAGAAAGCTTCGGAAGAGATTACAGAAGTAACTTCTGAAGAAACTACTTCTGAGGTAGACTCTTATGAAGAAGGTGGAGCCGGAGACGGCGGAACTGATGGTGGAAGTAATGCTGAGGGTGGCGATGATGCTGAAGGTGATGGCGCGGAAGAAACTGAGGGTGAAGGCCCTTTGAGAGCGACTGATCCTCAAAATACTGATGGCGACAATGATGGCGATGATAATAATGAAGCTGTTGAAGAAGCCGTTGAAGCCGCTGAAGAAGTTGCTGAAACTGGAGGAAACCCTAACATAACCATTAAGAAAAAGAAAGACGAAGAAAATTTTGCGCTCGAAAGCAAAATTAATGAGTTAGAATCTTTAAACTCCACTTTACAGTTGGAAAGAGATACTTTTTCTGCTCAACTTGAGGAAGCTAAAGGAGAAATTAGCTCTCTTAGGGAACAGATTAAAACTCTCTCTGAATTTAAAAACGCTGTTGAACTTGAAAAGAAGAAGGCAGTTATTGATGAGTATACAGGCAGAGTATCTGATGAAGTAATTCAGAAGTATGCTGATTCTCTCGATGCATATACTGTAGAGGAATTAGATATGAAGCTATGCTACGAGATAAAGAAAGGTAATCCTTCTGCTTTCTTTGGTCAGAAGAATAGCGAATCGGGTAATATAATCCCGAAACAGACGCAACAGAGCAACTACGCAGATCCTATCGTAGATTTGCTCAAGAAGTATGAGAATAAATAATTTGGAGGTGCCTTAATATGGCTCTTGCTAGATTGACAATCGATGGTTATGGTCAGCTTGAACTTAACCAGGTTGCTTTTAGACGTGATGGTCGTATCGAAGCACAGTGCAAGATCGCGGCTGCCATTACAACTTATATTGAGAATGGTATGCTTCTTGCAGTCGATAAGGCTAACAAGACTGTTGGATATCCTGCAGCAGATGGTACCGATAAGCTTATTGCTTTGAACTATACTGCTGAGCATATGTATGATGAGAGAACTCCTGGTCTCAAGAACTTCAAGCTTGATCAGGGTACGTTCCTTCCTCGTCTTGGATATCTTGCAATTGGTGATCGCTTTACGACTAACTGTATTGCATACGACAATACCGAAACTGGTTTTACGACTGATGCAAATGTAAAGACTAAGCTCGCTGCTTTTGCTACTACTCCAGTTTATGGTGGTATCTGCACCAACGGTGCAATTAAGGTTTCTGCTTCGAAGCCTACATATGGTCCTGTATTACAAGTTGCTGATTATACTACGATGCCTGACGGCACTGTTGGCGTCAAGTTCGTTGTGTTGGCTGCATAAGGGGGTAAGAGATAATGGATGCTAATACTATGAAAAATCTTAAAACTCTTGCTAAATGCGTAGTAAACCGTAAGGGATACGATACCTATTCTGCTGACACGGCTGAAAAGGCATTTAGTGAAGAATTTGCTAAGTTGACGGGTTCCGTTAATAATTTCCTTCGCAACAAGTATGATGTATTTGATATCATCATTACTGCTGCGGATGATATTGTTCCTAAGAAAGTTATGGAACAGTTTGGTTCTTTCGCTGAAGTTCTCCAGGTAGCAAATGGCGATAAGCCACTCTTCAAGAGAGGTGGACTTGGACGTCAGCGTGCTAAGAAGTTCCTTACTCAGGTTGGTCTTAGTGGCGTTTACGAGTCTTTCAGACTTGATACTGAAACCTTCACGATCGGCGTTAAGTCTATCGGTGGTGCTGTATCCATTGACTTTGTAAGACTTATCGATGGCGCTGAGTCTCTTACCGAGTTCATGGATGTTCTTATTGAAGCTCAGGTAGACGCTATTTACAGTGAAATCCAGGCTGCTCTTATGGCTGCTGTAAATGCAAGCGAAATGCCTGCTAAGAATAAGGTTTCCGGTACTTATAGTGCTTCTGCACTTCAGGGTATTATCAATACGGTTAAGGCTTATGGCGAGGGCGCAGTTATTGTTGCTTCTCCTGAGTTCGTAGATGCAATGGGTCCTGACGCTATTGTTCCTGCTATTGCAAGTGCTGCACAGGCTATCTACCCTATTGATGATATTGAGTCTATCCACAATACTGGACGTATCAGACTTTTCCGTGGTACTCCTATTGTTGAGTTGAGACAGTCCTTCTTGAATAACAAGAATACTCAGTATCTTGTAAATCCTCAGTATGCTTACATTCTTCCTTCCGGACGTGAGAAGATCGTTAAGCTTGTTATGGAAGGTTCTACTCAGTTGTGGAGTTATGAGAATACCGACCAGAGCGTTGAAGTTAATACCTATCGTATGATTGGTACTGCTATCCTCGCATACAATAACTGGGGTATTTATCAGAATACTGATATCGCTACTACTGAATGGTATGACGGTTCTATTCTTTAAGATTTAATTTAAAGGAGGGGTGGAGGCAACTCTACCCCTCTATTTTCTATTTTATTAATTTAGCCCAAAGGGTGAGTAAAAAGGAGATTTTTAATTATGAAAGAAAATATGGTTATGGTAAGAAACGCAATGGAACAGCAAATCGTTATCGATATTCCTGAGTATAATTTGCGTAGAACCTGGACGAAATGTGGTGCTCAGTTCCCTATTGATAGAGATATTCTTGAGCAGGCATATTACAGACCTGGCGTAGAGTATTTGTTTACGCATGGTATGTTAGTTACAGACGACAAGCAATTCCTTTATGATGTTGGACTTATCACCGACATGGAAGAAGAGAAAGAAATTATTATGCTCGATGATAAGTTGAAGAAGAGACTTATTGGCGCAATGCCTATGAGAGAAGTAGAGGAATATTTTAATAAATTTAGTCCTGAGCAGATTGAGGAAGTAGTTAATTATGCTATCCGCAATTATAAGGATTTGAACAATAGTAAGATTGAATTTTTTGGTCAGAAGGGTAATAAGGATATGTTGCGCGCTATCAAAAATTATAAGGATAGCCTTGAACCACTTCCTGAAGCCCCTACCGCTAAGGAGAAGAGATAATGACACCTTGCTCAAGAATTTACAAAGCTTTTCTTAGCCGAATTCTTGAAGATGAATGGGATCATTGGCTCCAGGAAGAGGCTGAGGAAGACTGGTATGAGATTATGAATGCGGCAATTCCGTGGTTTAAATTTCCGCGTCATAGTTTAGCGCATACTACAGAGGGTTTTGACGAAGACCTTACTGAAATGGAAATTCAAATTATCGCAAACTATATGAAGTGCGAATGGTTGAATAGATGTATTATGACTTGGGAGAATATTAAACCACTTTACGAAGAAAAAGATTTCTCACAAGCCAACTTACTTGATAAGTTAAATAAAGCCCTTGTATCTGAAAGAAAATACGCATTAAAGATGGAAAGTTATTATTATCGTTCTGTTGATGGGAAGCCTTATAAATATAGTAGTTTAGCTGGCGCCGTCACTGAAGAAGAATAATGATACCTGATGTTCAAGAAGGATTAAAGAATAGATTTAAGAATCGTCTTTTTGGCGTTTTATGTGAGTTTGAGAAGAATGGAGAATGGGAGAAATACCTAGACTCCATTCTAATCGAACTTGAGGGATACAAGGAAGAAGAAAGAACAATAAATTGGTATGTATTATATTCAAAACTTTGCGCCCTTCGTCGTCTGAAGTATGAATACTTTAGAAGCACAATTTTTGAATGTATGAATTTAGTGGAGCGAGGTTGGTAATGGGCGAATATGATATCTATTATAAGAGATTAAACCGTTATGGCTATGATTATCAATCTCGCATACAGTCTGAGAGAGAAAGAAATTTTGATTTGTATCTTTTGAAGTCTGTATACAGAGTTGAATTTAGATATGACGGTGAGGTATATGAGGGTACTCTTGAGAGGAATACAGAAGATGTAACTCAGACTACCTCTTATTTATTAACCAGAACACGTGATGTAATACCTGGTGGAACCATTTTATTAATTCCTGGTTTTAAGGGTGAGGGATTGATTCCTTGGTTGGTATGGTATCAGTTAGAGCGTGAAGCAAAAGGTTATAATAAATATATGATGTTGAAAATGAATTATAACCTTGTATGGCGCGACAATAATGGAGAAGAGTATAATCAATGGGTTTATTTTAGAGGATTGAGTACCGAGCCTATTAGAGATAAGGTTCGTTCTCAGACTCGTACTAATTCTACTTATCTTGAAAGCACAAATCTTCATATGTTTATTACGCAGTTTAATCCTAACCTTCAGCGCGATAATTATTTTGAAATTGAAAAAGATGGTATTGTGCTTGCATATTGGATTACAGAAATTGATATGGTTTCTACTCCTGGTGTGATGTATTGTTCTGTTGATCAACGCCATAGAATTGACTTTACGCCTGCGCCTGAACAAACTCCTCAAGATGATCCTGATGATTTCTACTGGCTTAATGGTGGGGAGGATAGTTCTAATGGTTAGAAATTGTAGAGAAATTGGAGAAAATCTTCAACTTATAGTAAAGCGTTTGATTGCAAATGATACGCTTGTAAAATATTTATATTATTCTGATCCCGATCCGCTTAGTAAAACAAATTTAACTGATGCGCAAAAACGGGAAGAAATTTTTGAGAAATTAATTCGTATTACTCCACGTGTTGGCGCGGATGAAACGGCTAAAAGTATTGTTATTGTGCGCGCCATTAGTGGAATAGGTTTAAATGAAAACCCTGAATTTAGAAGAGTTTTAATCTCTGTAGAGGTTATAACTCCACTCTCTCAATGGAAAATTAAAAGTGATAATTTGCGCCCTTATGCTATTTTAGGGGAAATTCAAGAATCGCTTGATGGTAAGACTGTAAATGGACTTGGCAAAATGGTTGGCGGAGATTTTGAACTAAGTTTTCTTACAGAAGAAGTATCTTGCTTTGAAATGAAGTTTGAGATAATTTCTTATGATTGATAATTTATCTTCTGTATTTATGGGGTTGCCTATATATTTTAAGGGCAACTCCTATGTTTATCCGCCAAAAGTTAAGGACACGGCAAATAGAGATTTTGAAAAATATATAACTATTTTAACCATGTCTGAAGATGATGTAAAAGACATTTTTAAAGAAGAACCATTAAAGGAATATCCTTCTCCATATAAGATAATGTATAAGAATTTTGTAATGGATGCGCAACTAAGAAATTTAACTTTGAGCGCTTTTGAGTTCTTTTTACACGAACCTGTTACTTTTATTGCCGATAAGGGAATTATAATCTTAGGCGATTTGGAAACTCTTTTAAAACAAGGTAAGAAAATTGATGAAATTTTCTATATTGAAGAAAAAGATTATCCAAGATTTCAAAATTTAATTCGAGTAGCGGTTGGAATAGAAGAAGAGGAAATTGAAGAAGTAGACCCTAATGAAGATCCGCGCGTTACCGAACTAAAGAAAAAATTCAAAGAAAGCAAAAAGACGGTTGCAAAGATTAAACAAAAGAGAGGTGATTCTCTAAAATTTTATGATTGTTTAGTTGCAATTTGTTGTATGCAACTTGGCATAAATCCACTTAATATTGGAGAGTTAAGCTATAGTGCTATTTCACCGCTTATGAATAAATTTCAAAGCAAAGAAGCTTATGATATTTCTTCAATGGGTGCGATGATGGGTACTATAGATACAAAGAAAAATACAATCGAATATTGGATTGGGAATTCGAAATAAGTTTATTAATTCATACGGAGGAAAAACTGTATGGCTATGTCTATTCTTGACCGTTATGGCATCAAGGAAGCTGCGAATATTACTTTCTATGAACTTGATGGCCTCGGCAGACCTACTAACCCAGTTCTTTTTATTGATACCGCTAAAACTTCTACAATTGAGCAGACTGCTGAAAATACTTCTGCTCGTGGTGGTTATGGTAATCCTGAATTGATTTCATGGGACTTTGGTAAGGAGATTACTGTTGCTCTTACTGATGCACTTTATTCTCCTAAGTCTATGGCCATTATGTTCGGTGATGGTACAGTTAGAAGTTATAATAGTACTACTCAGGCACTTGTTAATGATAGCGCATACTTGATGCGTACGGAAGTATTTACTGCTACTGCTTCTGTTACCGCTGGTGGTTCTGCTACAGATGCTGGCTGGAGTTCTAAGTATATCGGACCTGATGGAAAGGCTTATAATAAGATTAATCCTAAGTTCTATACAGAAGTAGGCAACTCTGTTGCTTCTACTGCTTTGGTATCTGCTACTAAGTATTTCTGCACCTATGACCTTGAAGTTGATGCAAAGGTAATTGAAATTTCTGCAGATACTTTCCCTGGAACTTATTACGTAGTAGGCGATACTTATGCTCGTCCTTTTGCTGGTGGTAAGGATGAATTCTTCCAGTTCATCATTCCTAAGGCTAAGATTCAGGCTGAGAATACAATTACAATGGAAGCTGATGGCGATCCTTCAGTATTCAATTTGAATCTTCGTGTTCTTCGTCCTGAAGATGGTGTTATGATTAAGCTTGTTCAGTATAATCTTAAGGGTGGTACTGATTATACTGGCACATCTTCTACGATTTATCACAACCACATTCTTAACCCTCAGGCTAATGGCTAATGGAGGTATAGGCGGGTAGGGCAACCTGCCCGCCTTTTTCAATTATGAATGAGTTTGGTTTAAAAGAGTTCTATGATGTAACTTTGAGGACTCTAAATGAAATACATATTAAAGATAGAGTTTATAGTCCTGGCGAAGTGGTTGCGCTATTTGATAAGATTATAATTTCTAACTTTGATGAAAATAGAAAATTCGTGACCGCGCATGGTGGTTATGATGATAGAGATTTAATTTGGTGGGAGACAACAAGGAATTTAAATTTAACCTTCTCCCAAGGAATTTTTTCAAAAACTCAATTTGCTTTAATGCAAAATGGGAAGTTGTTTGACTTAGAGGATGCGACAAATTATATCTCACGGCGCGAACGTCTTGAGAGCGATGAAGAAGGGATTGTAAAAACAAAAGATGCGATTAGCGAAAAATTTGCTTTTTTCGTTTATGATACGGATTACAAACCGATTGAGTATAGTTTAATAGATAGTAATACATTATCTATTGAAACTCCTTTTAAAGAAGTTATTATAGATTTTTATACAGAGTATAATAAAAATTCTATGTTATTGCGAATTGGGCAACCATTTAGTGAAAATAGATACTTCTTATTAGAAGGAAAAACGAGAGTAAAGGACGATATAACAGGACAAACTAAAACAGGAATTATTATAATTCCTAAGTTAAAGCTAGTGTCTGACTTATCTATGAGGCTTGGACAAGATGCTAATCCGGTAGTAGGAGTATTTCAAGGAGTGGCTTGTCCGGTTGAGGATCGAGGAACGAAAAGAGTTTTAGATATAATTCTCCTTGAGGATGATATAGATAGTGATATATAGTCAGCACTAGTATATGGTGCTGACTATTTTTTAGGAGGAGAGAAAGATGAGTAGTAATAAGCATACTACTTTTACTATTGATATTAATACCAATATTACTAATTTGTTGAAAGGCACTGAGCAGGCAAAGAATGCGATTAGTAATATATTTAATACGGGTAACCTTGGTCAGTCTTTATTAGGTGATTTTAATAAATTAAATAAAATTTTAACTCGTATACAGAATACGGCTTCTGGTCCAATTCGTTCTGAATGGGGTGCTGAAAATCTTATTGCTGATTTTTCACGCGCGGATACAGAATTAGATGAAATGATTTCTAAGCTTGAAGAAATTAAAAAGAATAAAGATTTAAGAATTAATATATTAGATGATAATGAAATTAAAGATTTTCAAACTGCTTTAGATTATAGTAAAAAACTTGGAGAACAATTAAAAGAAAACGAAAAGATACAAGCAGAAATTACTCGTTTATCACAAGAACAAACTAAAGACGAGGAAGCAAGATTTGAAATTGAAAAGAAGCTTGCTGCTGCAAAAAAAGATAAATCAATTGCTCAGGGCCAATTAACAAGAATTAGAAATAAATATGGAATACAAGAATATACAAAAGAAGCATATGAAACAGAGTGGAAGGCATTGGCTTCGCAATGGGGACTTATGCAAAAAAATATGCAATTTAATAATGCTGGTGCTGCCCTAGGCTTGTCTAAAGATCTTTTAAAGGTTGAAAATCCTAATTTAATTAATATAAAAGCTGTTATGGACTCCTTTAAAAAGACGGATGAAAATGGAAAAGAAATTCAACGAACAAAAGAAGAAATTGAGCAATTAAATAAGATAGAAGAAAAATTAAGAACTCTTAATAATTTAAAACAAAAATATTTTGATTTTAAAGCTAAGAGTGATGCTTTTGCTAAAGCAGAAAAAGAAGTAGAAGTCTTACAAGGAAAATGGGATAGTCTTGATAAATCTGTTAAAGATTATGAAGCTTTAATTAATACTAATAAAGGAAATTTTTCTAATACTTTTAATACGCAAGAATGGAAAGATTTTGAAGTAATTGCTCAGCGTCTTGGAGTAGATATTAGTAATATCACTGAAAAAAGTGGAATTGACCAAATTCAAGAAAAAATCAATTTAGTCCATGATGCAATACAAAATAAAGCCGTAGTCGGAGTTGATAATTTAATCACTCATCTTGGTGGTTTGAGACAAGCTAATAAAGCTACTCAAACTAGTACCAATGATTTAATTGATGCGCAAAGAAAACAAAACCAACAAATGAATGATGTAGAAGCGATAGCTAATCGCATCAAATATTTTACTGGTTTTTATGGAATTATGCGCATAATTCGTAAAGCTGTTAATAATGCTCTTACGACTATTAAAGAACTTGATGAGCAAATGACAAAGATGGCAGTTGTTACCGATCCAACTGTTGGAGATTATTGGAAACGATTGCCTGAATATACAAAACGTGCTAACGCACTTGGTGCAGCAATTAAAGAAGTATATGAAGCAGATACACTTTATTATCAGCAAGGTTTAAAAACCAATCAAGTTATGCAAGTTTCTAATGAAACTATGAAAATGGCACGTATTGCATCTCTTAACGCGGCTGAAGCTACTGACCGTATGACATCTGCCATGCGTGGTTTTAACATGGAAATTAATCAAGCAAGCGCGCAGAGAGTTAATGATGTTTATTCTCAATTAGCGGCTATTACTGCTTCTGACGTGAATGAAATTTCCGTTGCCATGACAAAAACTGCATCTATTGCTCATAGTGCAGGTATGGAATTTGAAACTACTGCTGCTTTCTTGTCACAGATTATTGAGACAACTCGTGAGTCTGCAGATACGGCTGGTACTGCTCTTAAAACAATTATCGCGCGTTTTGAAGAATTGAAAAAGTCTCCTAGTGAAATTGGAGAAATTGATGGTGAAGTAGTAGATGCAAATAAAATTGAAACTGCATTACGTTCTGTTGGTATTGCATTAAGAGATACTCAGGGGCAATTCCGTGATTTGGATGACGTATTTTTGGAGTTAGCAAGCAAATGGGATAGTCTTGATAAGAACACTCAACGTTATATTGCTACAATTGCAGCAGGTTCTCGTCAGCAGTCTCGTTTTATTGCTATGATGCAAAATTATGCACATACTACTGATCTCGTTGCTAAAGCGAATAATAGTGCTGGTGCAAGTCAAAAACAGTTTGAAAAAACTTTGGATTCTATGAAAACAAAGTTAAATGCTTTAGAGAATGCTTGGAATACTTTTTCTATGGGTATTTTAGAGAGTAATACTTCTAAATTTGTTCTTGAAACTGGCACAAAAATTATAGAGCTTTTAAATTCACTTACAAAAACAATAGATAAAATGGGTGGCTCTTTTGTCGGAGCTGCAGCAAGGGTTGGAATACTTGTTGTTAGTTTAAGAACTTTGGGTAAGGTAGGTAGAGTTAGTTTAGCCTATTTAACTGGAAAAGGGATTGGCGTAAAAGGTGGATTAGCGGCAAAAATTAATAATGGTCTAGTTGCTACTCCAGCGGATGGTAGTGCTTCTCAACAAGTTGGTTTGATACAAGCTATAACTAATTTAGGAGCTTATAATAGAAGTAAAAAAGCATACGCCGCAACGATGGCTCAAAATGGTCAAAGTACTATGACTGGAGCGCAAGTATTAACACAAAATGCAAGTGGCTTAAAGAATTTTGCTTCGGGATTAGGTTCAATAGCGATAAAATTGGGTGTTATTGCTGCTATTATAGGAGCAATTATAGGCACTATTGCTGCAATAGCCTCTATTGTAAAAAGTATTAAATTTAATAGCCAAGAAGAAGTCTTTAAACGTGATAGAGAGGCGCTTGATAATTATAAAAATTCAGTAGAGGAATTAAAAAATAGTCTTGATGATATAAATGTTTCTTCAGAAAGTTATAGCTCTTTAGTTTCAGAAATGGAAGATTTAGTAATTGGAACCGATGAGTGGAAAGAAAAGCTTGTTGAAGTAAATAAAGAAGTTTTGAATTTAATACAAGAATATCCTAAATTGGCTAAATACGTCCAAAAAGATATGTTTGGTATGTTTACAATTGATCAAAGTGGTTTTGACCAATTGGCTAAAGAACAAGAAAAAGCAATTTTAAATTTACAAAAAGAACAATTAAAACAGCAGGTAAAAGTAAATAATAATACTAGAATAGAAAGACGTGAAGAAATTATAAAAACCTTTAATATTACTGGAGAGCAATATTATGATTTAAGTAAGTTAGATCAAGAATCTTTATTAGAATATTTAGAGTCAGATATGAGAATACAAAATTTAAGTTCTGAATTGAATTTAAATGCTTCTGAAACGGTTAATCTTATTACTTCTTTAATTGAAAATAGAGAAGTACTTGATGAAAATAATGCAAGTATAGATGCGTTGTCTGCTTCTATTGATCAACTTAATCCTGATACTAATATGGCAGCAAAAGCGAGAATGTCTTATACTGTAGACAAAGATTTAGCCGAAAGTATTAGAAGTGGTTTGCGTGAAGGTAGTGATTATATAAATAATCAAGAATACCAAAAACGTATGAGTGAATTAGCTAAAGAATATGGATTAGGAGATTGGCGAGAGACTCTTAAAGAGTTAGGTTATTATGAATCTAAATATGAAAGTGAACAATTAGCTGTTTTATATGGTTTAAGTATGGGAATTACTGATTTTCAAACTTCTATTGATCGTTATACTGAAAAAGCAGATAAAGCATTTTTCGGTATATGGGCGAGAGAAAGAAAAACCATGGAACAAGAAATTGGTAATCGTTTAGCTGATAGAGATGCTCAGAAAAAAGCACAAGAAAACGCAGAAAGTAAATCTAAAGAAGAACAAGATATTATTAACAAAATTTTATCAGGAAAATTAAATCTTTTAACTAAAGAGGAATTTGAATCGCTACAAGCAAACAATTTTCAAAAAGCAAAAGACTTACAAAATGAATATGGAAATTTGGGAAATGCAGAATATTTTGATAAATTGGCCAAATTTATTAGTGTTTTTTCAAATTTTGATGAATTAGTAGAAAAAGCTGTTCCTTCGGGATTGTCTTATTCTGTTCCTTCTATTTCAAAAGAAGTTTTAGGAGCAATAAGCAAACTTCAAGGGGATTTTATGCGTAATTATGAAGTTTATTCAAAAGAAGAAAAAACTATGATTAACAATTTTAAAAGTTTTTTACGAGATAAAGGATATAATCCTGACATGCTTACTACGGAAAAAGTCAAAGAACTTGCATCAGACTTTTTAAATAATTATGAAAGTTTAGAAGAAGATAGAAAAAGAGCTGAGCAAGAAGACCAAGATAGAGAAAATAGAAATAAAAAAGATTTTACTAAACAATTTACAGAATTAGATACTTTACCTTTTTTGGTTTCTGAGAAATTGAAAAAGATTTTTAATGATTTTACAGAAGGTTTCTCTGGAATTGATACTACTCAAAGCGCACAATTAGCAGATACTATTAGAAAAATGTATTATATGCAAGGTGAAGAGGGTGCTCAAGCTTATTTGGATGCTCTTAGTGCTGCTTTAGAAAACATAGATCCTAAAGATATAAATGATTTTTTAAGTGCAGTATTTAGTGGTTTTGATCCAAGTTCACTTGATTGGATAGAAAGCTTAAATTCCGCTCTTAAACAAAAAAATGGTAATGTTCCTTGGATAGATACTTTTACTAATCAGATGAAAGATTTGGGAGAGGCTACTAGAAAAGTTGAATTAAAAACTTTAACAGAACAAATTGTAGAATTTGCTAATACATTACAATCGATTAAGTTAGGGGAATTTAAAAATACTTTTACAAAAGAGCAATATGAAAAAATGCTTAAACAAGGTTTTGATCCTAATGCTTTTATAATGAATAATGAAGGAAATTATTTATTAAAGGGTGGAGCAGAAGCTTATGAAAAAGGCATGGATTCATATTTTAAGTCTATGACTGATGAAACTCACAAAGCTATTGTTGCGAGCTTTGAAAAAAATGAGGAATTTAATAATTTTGGCTCTAAAGACGATTATAAAAAACAGACAAGTTATTATAACAGTTATACTGGATTAGGTAATGAAAGTGAAGATTTGAGACAATTTATCTTAGAAAACGCACATCTAATTGGACAACCAGTTTATGATGTATTAAGTGCAACAACAGATCAATTAAAAGAGTGGCTACAGTTATTAATTAATAAAAGAGATGAATATAAAACAGTTGTTGATTCTCCCGAATATAAAAATAGACAAATTTTATTAGAGCAGCAATATAATACAGGTCATCTTTCTAGTTCACAATATTTATTTGAAAATGGTAATTTTGATAAGGATAGAGCTTGGGCATTATATAACAATCTTTATGAAGATGAAAATATAGATAAGTCTAAAGTAGATAAACTTCGTGAATATATTGAAATAATGGAAAATGGTGGAGAAGAAGCTGAAGCGATAAAAAAAGACTTTCAAGAACTTGCTAGTGAATTAGGAGCACATTCTGCATTATCTAAATCATTTAATATAATGTCTAAATCAATGAGCAATATAACTTCTAAATTAGATTTTCTTGATGAAGGCGTTGTTGATTCTTTATCCGATGTAAAAGATGTAGAAGAAGCTTTAAATGGCTTAGGAATTACATTACCTCAAATTTATGATGAATTAGATGACTTAGAAAAGATGAAAATCACTCAGAATTATGCTGAATTGCTTAAGGCATATTCAGAAGGTTCTGAAGAAGCTTACCAAGGTATCATAGATTTAATTGTTATAAGTTCCGAAGATGGTTTTAATGCTCTTAAAGAATTACAAACAGAAAGTTTAGAAGAATGGTCTGAATATGCTACTGATTTAGCTTATATACTCCAACGTGCTGGAATGGGGACCATTATGGATAATGCTTTCAAATTCTGGAATGCAGAGGATTTACTTAAAGCTGCGGAAGATGCTGGCAAAGATAAAGATAAAAAGAAAAATCCTTGGGAAAATCCTTATGATTGGTTATGGAATATAACCGAACAAATCAATAAAACTCTTTACCAGCGCGAGCGTCTTGAACGTAAATACAAACTTGCTGTAGAAGATACTGCTAAATCTGCTGAAGACTTATATAATATCTCTAAGAAAGAACTTGATAATCTCCAGGAACAAGCGCGTCTTCAAAGTTTGAAGGGGCAGAAGGCTACTGAAGAGGCGCAACTTCTTCTATCTAATTATAAAGAATATGCAAAATATGTATCTATGAATCCTCTTACTGGACAGGTACAGGTTGCATATGAAGAATTAGATAAGAAAGGTTGGAGCCAAGAGCAGGGTTCTGCTTTTGAAGCATTTGTAAGTAGACTTACCGAACTTGCAAATGAGATTAAGGAATCTAATAAATCTCTTGAAGAAATTGAAGATGAAGTAAAAGAAATCCAGTTACGTGGTAAACAAGAACTTATTGATTTGCAGAATAGAGTTAAGGATGCTCTTGTGACTGAACGCGAGCGTGAGATTGAAACTCTTGAACAAGTTAATGATGCAATTACTAATCAGCAGTCTAAACTCCTTGATGCGATGAGAGACGAAATTGATGAAACGAGACGCATTAGAGAGAACACAGATAAGCAAGAAGAAATTGAAAAGAAACGTCAAAAACTTGCATATTTACAGAGAGATACGTCGGGTGCGAATCAAACTGAAATTCTTTCTCTTCAAGAAGAGATTGAGAAAGATACATTATCTTATGGTGATGCACTTATTGATCAATCGCTTCAAAAGATGCAAGAGGACAATGAACTTGCTGCCGAAAAGAGACAAGAACAGATTGATATTGCTAACTTTCAGTTGGCTAAATGGACTGAAAGTGGCGCGATTTGGGAAACGGTTGGGCCATTACTTGAAAATTTCTTTGATAATGATGGTGGAAAGCTAAAAGAACTCATTAGTGATGCAGAAACTTGGCAAGAATTATCTAAATTAGAACGTGAGAATATGGAAGAAGAATTTGATGAAAATGGAAAATTAGCAAAATTATTTAATGATGGTAATTTGTATAATGCTGCTAAGGGAACATTAGAAGAAGTTCAAAGTCAGTCTAATATATTACAGACCACTTTAGAAAAGACTGGCGCGTTAGGTAATGATGTTCTTGATTTGGGTGATTATTTAAGAGTAACTCTTAAAGATTATAATCCTAAAGAAGATGATAGTTCTTCTGGTAGCGGAAAAACTTTAGGCGATATTAAGAAAACTCTTGATAATTTATATCAGTATTTAAAAGATTACATTTTACCTAAGTCAACTGGAGTAGGCAATCCTGCTGGAAAAGCTGATTTAATTACTGGTATTGAGCAGAACTTAAGTCGTTATGGCCGCTCAAGAGCAGAACTAGAAGTCAAAATTGGTGAAAAATTAGATGGATTATCTGTTAATCAATTAAGTGTATTAACTACTTTCTTAAACGAGAAGAAATATGATCTCGATAATAAGGAATCATTAGAGTATATTAGAAAGTATAAAAAATATGCAACCGGTGGTCTCAATACCCAAACCGGACCCGCATGGCTTGATGGTACTCCTTCTAAACCTGAATATGTGCTTAACTCTGATCAAACTCGCGCCTTCTTCAACTTAGTAAATGGTGTAGATGCAATTTCTAAGAGCAATGGCGCAGTCAGTGGCGGTGATAACTACTTTAACGTAGAAGTCAACGTAGATGAAATTAGTAATGATTACGATGTTGATCGCGCGATTGAAAGAGTTAAACAAGCGATTTTTGATGATAGTCAATACAGAAATGTAAATTTCATTAGTGGATTTGCTTATTAAAAAATTTACTTAGGGGTAGAGATTGAAAATCTCTACCCCAAAAGGAGTGGATATGTATATTAGAAATGATGAATTTACCGGTTTTACTTTTAACGGAATTCATAGTTCAACTCTAGGTATTTATCGCGTATCAGAATCAAATAGACATACATATCTACTCACTCCTTCAATTAAGGATACGAAAGTAGATGTGCCTGGAACTGATTTTGATATTTATTTTAATACAAAATATGGAGAGTATGAATTTGAAATCTCTATTGCTTTCGCAGATTTAACTGAACTTCAATTTAGACGCTTTTCAGAATTTTATAAAACCAAAAGTCCATTCCCTTTAATTTTTGATGAAAATCCATATAAAGTTTATATGGCAAAAGGTAGTGGCGCAGTTGATTTAAAATATGTATCTTTTGAAAATGATGGCAAGCGTTGGTATGGTGGAGAGGCAAAATTAAAGTTTGTATGTAGAACTCCCTATGCTTTTTCGAGATTTAATTTTTTAGATAATTTTGAGAAAGCGAATTTAGAAGAGTGGCAGCAAACAGTTAATGATGGAACTGTAATGCAGAGCGGATATATTGCTGATCCTACAGATACTAGTCAGATTGTATATGACGAAGATGCAGATGGAAAAGTTGAATTTGAAGATGAAGTTAATAATTTTATAAATAAAGAATTATGGGAAGAAGCAAGTGATATACAAGAAGAAGGACAGTATAATAAACCTTATGTAGAAAATGGAAAGGTAAAAATTAAGATTTATAATAGTGGTGATGTTCCAATGCCGATTTCAATACGGTTAAGATTTATAGATGATTACATAGTTCCTTGCGCGCTATCGACTGAGGAAGACCCCACTCGAGTTTTGACTTGGAATGGGATAAGTAGAGATAAGTCAGATACTAAACTAAAAGCCGCGCAAGATAAATATGTAAATATAGATACAAATATTAATAGTGTAAATGGAGAAGATGAGTCTTATAGAAATACCTATCGTTCTTACCTTCAGTATTTTAGTGGAAATTTTATAACCGCGCCAATTGGTGAGACTACTTTGGTATTTTCTACTATAGAGATACTCCCATATATAGACGGAGTATTTTATAGATTTCGTTATCTTTAAGGAGGAAAAGGAGAATGGATAATTTTGGTAAATTACCTTATGAAATTTCTATTTGGGATGATACTCATTTAGATAATAATGGGGATACTTTACCTTATTTTAGAGAGAAAAAAATTGCTATAATTGCATCTGATACAATGGATACGCCAATTATGGCTTTTGATAAAAACTTAACCGAGAGTGTAAATGGCTCTTATAAGCTCACCTTTAAAATGTATTATAAGTATAATGATGGTGGTGGGTTAGTAGATAATCCTTTCATTCCTTATATGGTTAATGAAAGAAAAGTTAAACTTTTATATAAAAATAAATGGTATGAGTTTTTAATTAAAGATATTAGAGAAGAATCTTCTACTTATACCTTTACTTATGCCTTAGAGTGCTGTCATATAATTGAACTTTCTAAGAATGGTTTTAACTTAGAGTTTGATGCACAGTTAAAAAATAATCAAGGTACTGCGCCCGAACTTGGACAGGCGGTGGTAAAAGATACTAACTGGCAGTTAATTGATAGTAATGGATATATAGACGAGACGACTCAAAGAAATAATATCGTTGATGATCAGGGGCGCACAGTAAAATCTGATTGTATTATTCAGGAGACAAAAGAAGCATTATTCGAATACACAAGCACTGGCGCGTCTTTCTATACATATACTATGTCAGTTAGTGATGCTAATGGAACTCAGTTGAGCGCACAACCGGTATTGATGAATATTCCTAGCGGGGATAAGATTTATGTATTTTATTCTGTCGCTACTACTAGTGAAGTAGGAGATATTCAGTTTATCTATAATTCTAATGGACAATACACTACTGATTCAGAACGCAATATTACTAATGGTAGTTATTTCTTAATTAGAAATAGTGAAATTACTCGTCCTGCCGCAAGTTATGGATATAATATTGGTTTAGGTGGAATTACTCTCTTTACTATTGGAAATGTAAGTGAACAGTATAGAGGTATACGTTATGTAATTAGTAAGAAAACTAAGTATGATCCCCTCACTGATAAGTATGTAGATATATATACAGATTCTAATGATGAAGAAGTATATGTATATACTGAACTTGCTACTGATGCGAGAGAGAATATACTTAACTGCATTTCTAACTATAAGGATTTTAGATCTACCGGCGGTTGGAAGGGCAGTACATTAGCTACTGCCGGTACCAATCTTGCTAAGGTAGAAGTAGTAAGTACGCCAGACCTTATTACAATTTTTCAAAATAGTGTAGGCGGTTCTACAGCGATTTCAAATGTAGAAAACTATATTCCTTTAATTAAAATCGATTGTCCAAATGTAAATAGCGTCGGATTTAACACTGGAATGTTTGATAACCGTGTTCAAATTAAGTCCTATTCTGCAGGACAAAAATTTCATTGTATTCTGCGCGCTAAAATTATGAGTTCGGAAATAGATCCAGCGGCTGATGGATTGGGAACTCTATCCTCATATAATGGAACAGTACAAGTTGCATCATATGAGATTAATGAAAATGGTGCATGTGTTAATCTTACGACTTTATTTGAATTTAATAGTTTTTCTGTTATACAAAGTGGGCAATATGTTCATGCAATTGCAACTTGTGCGCAAGATATAACCGAAGCAGATGCAAAGAATTTAAAAATAGGTATATTCTTTAAAATTCCTTCGGGTATGAGATATATATATCTTGAAGAAGCCTGGATTTATAGAGAAGTTTTAGGTCCAAATAATCAGCCAATTATTGCTACAAGTCAGCCAACATATGATATACAGATTAATACAAGATATAAGGGTTATAGACCTAGTGATAATGTTGACATAACGGATAAAGAGAAAATTAATTGGTGCTGTGATGCAAATTCAGAACAAGAGTTTTTGGGATATAATTATAAACTTCAAACTAATGATAATTCCCAAAAAATCTTATCTATTACTGCAAAAGAATCTAATTACTTTAATTTGATTCAAACAATCTGTGAAACTTTTGAATGTTGGGCGCGTTTTACTATTCTTCATAATGCAGATGGTAGTGTGAAGTTTGAAGAATGGCCGGTCGGTAGTGGGAAGTATCGTCCTTGTAAATATATTACCTTACATAAATATGTTGGTCAACCTCAATATGCTGGATTCAGATATGGAGTCAATTTAAATTCAATACAGAGAACATTAGTTTCTTCTTCTATTGTAACTAAATTAATTGTAAAGAATAATAAGAATAAATATGCGCCTAACGGCTTCTGTGCAGTTGGTTTGGCGCAAAGTAATCCTACAAAACAAAACGCATTATTTAATTTTGATAATTATATAAATACGGGATTATTAGATGCACAACAGTTATATTATGACTTGTGGGATGATACGAATGGAATTGGATATTATAAAGTAATTTCTGCCGCATCAAAACAGTATGATGACTATACTGCAAAGATAGAAGAAATTAATTCAATTCTTTATCCTTTAAAAACACAGATCACTGAAGCAGAAGTTGGTTCAAAGGCTGCAGCGCAGAAAATTCAAGATTCTAAAGAGCTTTGTGTTAGTAAGTTTGACTGTGAATATGAAGACTTTAAGAAGGGTATGAGTCCTCGTTATAGTCCTACTTATGAACCAGCGGCCGATAGACTTAATTTCTTAGATGGTAAACATCTTCAAGCATGGTGTAGTTTTAATGGAGAAAACTTAGAAGTTCAGATTAACGGAAGTACTCAAAAAGGTTTCTGCAAATCACAAACTTCTTATAAAGAAACTCAAGCATTTATTGCTTCAATTACAACTCTTCAAAATGAGTATTTGAAGTATATGGAAGTTTTGAGTGATGATCCTAAATCTCCTAAGTCTTTATATGATGGATATGAAGCGGAACTTAATGATCTTATCGATCAACGCAAAGTATTTGTTGATATAATTGAAGCTAAGGATAAAGAATTTTATAATAAGTATTATCGTTATATTCAAGAAGGTACATGGATAGATGAGAGTTATGTAGACCATGAAAAATATTATCTTGATGCAGTTTCTACTCTATATAATTCTTGTCAACCACAAGTTACTTATGATGTAAAAGTAATTGATCTTGCGGCTCTTGATGAGTATAAGGGATATGAATGTCATTTAGGGGATAAAACCTATATTGAGGATACTGAGTTCTTTGGTTATGTAGTTAAAAACGGAATCAAAACTCCATACCAAGAGGAGATTGTAATTACAGAGCTTGTTTCTGTATTAGATAATCCTTCTAAGAATACGATTAAAGTACAAACAAAGAAAACTCAGTTCCAAGATTTATTCCGTAGAATTACTGCTACTGTTCAGTCGGTTAAATTCTCTACTGGTGCATATGATCGCGCGGCAGATATGGTTACTCCTGAACTCACATTAAATACTGATTTCCTTCAAGCAAGTTTTGATAAGAACGCGATTAGAGTGACTAATGCTGCTAATGAGACAGTAGAAATTGGTGACAATGGTATTACATCTACTAATAAGAAGTCTCCTAATAATATTGTGAGAATTATTAGTGGTGGAATTTATATGTCGCGCGATGGTGGTGAGACTTGGGAGTTAGGTATTAGTCCTGAAGATGGAATTAATACGCATTTGCTTCGCGCCGGACAGATTGATACTGCTTTAATCCAAGTATATAATGGCGCGCAACCTGCATTTAGATGGGATGCGAGTGGAATTAACGCATATAATGTAGAAACATATGAAGGCGAATATTCAGGCGCGCCTCCTATTACGGGTTATGATTATACTAAAGCCGTTAGATTTGATAGATTTGGTATATATGGATTCCAAGATTTAGATACGGAAAATTTTAATCCTACAAGTGTAGATGATATTTATACTACGGCTGGGGTTAAATTTGCTCTTACTTGGAAAGGATTTATGTTCCACCATACAAGAGATAATGAAGGTAGTATCTATATTGGAGATTTAGATGGCAGTGAGCATTATGGTATTTCTATTTGCCAAGATGTTCAAGGGCAACCAAATGAAGTATTTAGAGCAGATGAGGCAGGTAATGTAAGTATTACTGGCGTTATTAATGCTCAAGCTGGTGGTAAATTAGGCAATTGGGATATTAATAATGATGGTATATCTGCTACTATTGGTTCTTCTTTTGTTAAGTTAGTTCCACCTACTAGTACTTCTACTGATAAGGTTCTGCAGTTTAAGTATAATGATACTGAAAAGTTTTCCGTAGATAGCGCTGGTAATGTATATGCTGGAAATATTAATGCTGCCGGTGGTGTAATTGGTGGATGTACTATTGATAGTGAAGGAAATTTAAGAGTTAATAATGTTAATATCGATGGTGTAGATATTACAAAGATTATTTCTAACGCTGTTTCTGAAGTTACATGGCCTTCTAAGATTACTGCTACGAATATTACAGTAAGTGGTAATGGTACTTCTAAAATTGCCGGATGGTATGTAAAGGGTAATAAGTTATATCATGGCGCGGAAGATCTTACAGATACTAGCCATGTTGGTATTTGCTTAGATGCGGGTGATAGTAACAATCCTTCTGGTATATTAATTTATGAAAATACAAACAACTATTTTAAATTTTCTACTAATACGGGTTTAGAAATTAAATGTAGTGATGGTACTCATAATTTATATATAAATAATGGTAATATTTGGTCAACAGATTTAAAACTTGAGCCAAGTGGTTCAATTAAAATTGCAGTTTTTGGAGATTATTCTGCTCTTAATTTTATTAGTTATGGTAGTGTAGACATTACAGCAAGTGCAGTTGAATCTGTAACTATTGCCACAAAGAAATTAATGCCAGGTGGTAATAATCTTGCCGCACCAACTATTGGAGATAATGCACATTGGTGGACCACAGGATATTTTATAAATACCACTACCACTAATGTTACAGCTACGAGTATTCTTCCGACTGATAATACGGGGCATATAGGAGATAGTAATAACTATTGGAATAATGGATATTTTACAACATTAAATAGTACAACATTAAATAGTACAACATTAAATAGTACAACATTAAATGCTACAATTTTAACTCCTGTAACCGCTACGTATAGTCATATTGGTGATGATACTACACGTTGGGGCCATGCTTATTTTAGAGATTTAACCACTTCAAACCAACCAACTGTAGACTCCGATATGCGCCTTAAGAGTAATATCTCAACTCTTTCTCCTTCCTTCAAAGACCTCTTTGATAGAATTGAAGTTAAGTCTTATAACTTCATAAACGAAGTATCTCAACGCACTCACCTTGGTGTGATCGCGCAGGAAGTAGTCCAAGCAATTAAAGATTCTAACCTTTCTAATCTTGCTTGTGTATCTTATAATGAAGAGTCGGATAAATATTCTGTTGCATATGGAGAAATCTCTATGTTACATCTTGCGCATTACAAAGATTTCTTAAAATCTTACACGAATAAAATTGCTTCTCTTGAAAAAGAAATTTCTGAGTTGAGAAAAGAAATACAAAATTTGCAAAAATCTTAAAAATAGATTATAATATAATTAAAGAATAAATATAGGAGGCTTTTGCCAAATGATTTTAGTTGATGCTGTAAATTTTCAATCAGTATATAATGAATTAAGTTCAATGAAACTTCCGATTAAGGTTGCTTATGGACTTCAGAAAATTTATAATTCTGTAAAGTCTGATAACGAATTCTTTGAGAATCGTATTAAGGAAATCGTTAATAGCTATGCAAAGAAGGACGAGGAAGGCAATCCTATTCTTACTCCAGACGGCAGAGGTATCGAAGTCGAAGAAGAGAAAAAGGAACTTTGCAATAATGAAATTAGTGAGTTGTATCAGACAGAGATTACTGCTCCTGATGTAAATCTTACTCTTGAAGATCTTGCTTCGGTAGACGGACTTGAACTCACAATTCCTCAACTCGAAATTCTTGGAAAGTTTTTGAAAGTTGAATAAAAATAAAAGAGACTCTTTCGAGAGTCTCTTTTTTATTACCATTCGAAACCGGTAGAATTAAAGTTTTTATTATAACTATTGGAAGTATATTTTCCAATTCCTATTGCATCTGCTTCATCTTCAGTTACATTTATATCATACCAACTTTTAACGATCGCGCGCATTGATGCTTTTTTATCTGCGCGCGTTTTTCCTTTCACTTTACAATGCTCGCGCCATTTAGCGGTATGACATATAATATAATCTTGACCAGATTCAACCATAGTTGCCATTAAGATACCTTGAAGTCGTGCGAGAGTTTCAAAAGTGGTCACTCCCTTTTTCTCTTCATATTGGATACCTTCAATACCTACGCAATCAGGCTTCCATATAGCAATTAAAGACAATAACCATTGTTTAATCTGTATATCTCTTTCAATCTCTTTTGCGCCCGTCGCTTGGAATGTTCCATACGTGATTAATTTATCTCCATCATATATAGAATATCCCGTAACCTGTGTTGCTTGATCAAGTCCTATTACACGTTTTACATTTGAGGATTTAGGAACTACGTGAGTTGGTTCTTGGTAGGTCGGATTGGATTTACATACCGGACATTCAAGTTTAGATCGAATTTTTTTATAAGGTGCATAAACTTTATGACCGTTCGCGCACTCAAATTCCATTATCTCGTCTAAATTATTATACTTCTCAGATAAAACTTTCCAACCTTTTTCTTCAAGTTCGGCTCTTATATCTTCTATTTTAAATTTCACTTAAGCCTTCCCCGTAGACCCGAAGCCACCATCGCCCCTTTCGGTTTCATAGTTATCAAGGTTATCTACTTCAAAGAAGGCTACTTTTGGAACTTCTACCAATCTTAACTGCGCGATACGCTCGCCCTTACCGATTGTGTAAGAAGAACCAAATTCAATAGATTGAATCTTACCTTCCTCGTCGAAGAAAATTCCTTTGATAGGCGGATCTACATTTTCCATAATAACTCCGATTTCTCCACGATAATCCGAATCTATAAGACCGGGAGTATTGGCAATACGGAGTTTTGTTTTTAATGACATACCACTTCTTGGTTGGACAAGAATTGCATATCCTTGAGGAATTGCCATTTTAATTCCAGTTTTAACTAATACGCGCTCACCAGGCTTAACAGTATATTCTTCAGTTGAACATACGTCCATCGCTGCCGCGCCATCTGTTTTGTACTCAGGAAGTTTAACCTCGCCTTCTTTACAAATGGGAACTGCTACAATTCTTTTTGCAATTCCTTCACATCCAGCAACAGCGGTATAAATTACGCTAAGGGTTTCTTTTAAGAAGTCCACTTTCTTATCAGAAAGATTGCCTCTAAGTTCTTCTATTGATTCATTAAGTTCGTCAAAACTATCAGTTAAATCTTCAAGCGTATATCCATTCGCATTAAAGATGCGTGCCATTTGCATTTTATTCTCTGGCAAATTATAAAGACGTTCTAACTCCGAAAGAAAGAAAGGAGTAATTGCGGAAAATTGATCTTCCGGTAATTGAAGAATAGCAGAAAACTCATCGGTTTCTTTGTCAGAAGTAGACGCAAGAAGCGCGGTTAATTGGCGAATTGATTCGCTTTCTTCTTCAATCGGTTTCTGCTGCGCCTCATATATAGACTGAGCAATTTTTTCTCCATCTTCGGGCTTAACAAACCCATTAAAGTTAATTATATCTGCCATTAGTCTTCACCCCATAACTCGCCAAAGATTTGAGTTACACTAACCACCCATTTCTCATCTATAATCTCGCCCTTAGCCTTTTTAGTCTTATACTCATAACCAGCCTTTTTAATAGTATAACCTTTTTCAAGAGCATCTTTTCTATATGCCTCAATAGTTTCTTTGGCTAAATCTTCAGAATTGACCTTTAATTTAGTAGTTGTTTCAAGTATCATTTCTTTTCTCCTTTATCTCAAATCATCATAATCTATATCATTTTCATACTGTGCAAGTTCCGCAAGAAGTGAGGCGTTTTGTTCGCGCAGTATTCTGATTTCTTCTTTAAGTTTTTCCACTTCATCGTCCTTAGAATAATATGCTTCAAGCAATTCTTTAAAATAAGGAAGATTTTCTTTCATATATTCACAGAACTCGCGCCATTCAGGTAATCTATGGTTATGGCGCTGAACATAAATATTAAGCAAACATCTATAATTTGTCGTAAGGCGCGCAGTAAGTTCAAATCCCGAAGGCACGGAATAGAGTAATCTAAGATAATTCTCCGGAGTAGGATTCTCATTATAATGATCTCTTAATTCCTCCACTATACTTATACTGCGCGGATCGGTATACTCATTAAACTGCTTATCCAAATCAAACTTTGCAATACGATGCATTGTAGATTGAGAAGTTACAAATTCAAGGAATCTATAACGCTCTGCTTCAACCCACATTTTATTAGTGCAAGTTAGGTCAAATGCGACTCTAATTCCTGTAAGAAACTGACCGTGCGCGCCGTTGCCATTTGAAGCCTTTGTCAAATTCATTGCACGCTTTATATCTTTTTCATCAGGCTCGCGCTCAACAAGTTCCGTTCTCATTGCATATCCACTTGCAATTATACTTTCATCGAAATCGTATACTTTTAAATTTTCTATTTTCATTAATTATACCTCTTTGCATATTGATTAGAAGAAGCGAGGTTTACACCAAGAACACAATCTCTATGTGGAGTTTCATTTGGAATATATCTTCCATATTTTACTACGATATTATTAAATTCTAAAATCTCCTTTTTCTTTTCATCCGCTAAAACTTCTTCTTCAGTATAACCGGTATAAATTACCACATCATTTTGACAACAAAACTCATTTCTCAAAGTAGAAATAAGTTCTTTTAAATCATCTATAGAGTCAAAAGGCTCAAGTCCGCCACATACAATGGCCTTGGTTATCCCATTGGATACAAACTGTTTGCAAATTTCTTTTGCATCTATAACCACTAAATGTGGATCATCCACGAGGCTTGCGTTTTGACAAACCTCGCGACCACATTTAAATGTACAGAACGGGAAGATTAGGTACATGGCAGGTAGGCGGTAATTCACGAAATCTTCAACGATCATTCCCCGTAGTACCATTCAATTCTTCCTCCATTGCTTTACGTCCTTCAAGATATCCTTTTGTATATTGTTTGTTGGCTTCATCCCGCACATTCTTTACAACTTCAGGGAAGAAACTGCCGATTAAATATTCAAATGTAATTGGAATTTCTTCAACTTCTTCCGCGGTCATATTATAAACTTTTGCATTATCCTCAATTTGTTTAATCGCGTGTTTAAAAGTTTTTAATGGAACACTTCCATAAGAGTCATTCTTTTTCATTTAAATTTAAATTCTCCCACATTCTCATTTCATATTCTTGTTTTCTTTCTTTTGACCAAGTTTTAATTGGAGTAAAGAAACCTACAATACGAGTATATTCAGTTGCTATTGGCTTACCACACTGAGGACAAATTTCTCCATAAAATGCGTGGTTATCTTCGCAAGCCTGAATGCGTGGATTAAAAGCAAAATATGTTAATCCTTGATCTGCAATATAGTTAATCAAATCCCATGCCTTTTCAAAACTATCAAAAGGTGCGTCAATATTGATATGAGCAATAGATCCACCATTACAGTAAGAGTCAAACAAGCTAGCGATACGAATTCTCTCTACAAGAGTAGTCTTAATACCAAGAGGAATGAACTGATTTCCATAGAGAGGAAGATCTTTCACTACCTTATCCGGGAACAACATTTCATCCGCCTTCTGAAGTTTAGCCGCGCAACTTTCGCCTGGGATTTGTTCAAGGTTAATTTTGTAATCCTTATCAAGCGCGAATAATTCTTTTGTCTTATGAATTACATCAAAAATTTTCTTTCCAAACCTGTCTGCGGCTTCGGTATAGAATGTATTACCAAATTCATCAACTCTAGTGTAGCCAAACTTCTTCATTGTCTCATAGATACCAATAATACCAATTGTATTATATAAGTGTTCAAAATCTACAAGACCATATTCAAAGTTAGGAAGTAAGCGTTTTTCTACATTACGTTTAAGAATATGTCTAACTACATCCAATACTTTACAATCCAACTCAACCATGTGGCGCAATCTAACAAGGTAATCCTGCTCTGTATCACACTCATATGCAATGCGCGCAAGATTGATGGTTGATACTTTTACAGAACCAACCTTAAGAGCAGTACCGCCAATGGAATTAAAGTAGCCCAAGTCTTCAACATTAGACTTAAGACGGCAACAGTTAGAAAGAGAGGTAACAGAGTCATCAATAAAGAAGTTAGAATCATACCAACCACTTATTTGATTTTTATCATTAATCATATTAACAATACAAATCTGTTTTACTACCCATTTAGCATATTCTTCATCTTGGAATTTTCCATTTACTCTTAATAAAGAAGCAGAGTAGACTGGATATGTAAACATATTCTCGTTACGAATTTCTGCTTCGGTTTCCATAAAGATTTTTTGAAACCCTTTAATTTCATCAAGATAATCTATCATAAAAGTTCCGTCCGGGAACTCCGCGCCACCAAAAAGCGCTTCAAGATACGGACCATCAAAAATAGACACATTTGTAAATGCAGATTGAATACCATCACGTACATAAGGCTGGTTTACTGCATAAATAAAACGCTGAACCTGCTGACGCGCATATGCTTCGAAGAATTCTTCTGTCATTCCAAGATAATGACTTTCACAATCCTTTTTCCAAAAATAATACATATATGGAATAAGGTTTGGAAGTCCGACAGCACCTGAACTTCTGTTTGAAGCAAAACTAATATATTCCTTAATAAAGTCTACAAAGACAGATAAATGCTTTGGTGGTTTTGCATTAAAGTTCTTCATAAAGAAAAGACCTTTTTCTGCTAAATCCTTTAAGTCATATGCAAAACAATAATGAACAAAAGTCGCGGTATCGGCATCGTGAAGATATAAGCCTTTGGTCCAATCCTCTTTAAACCACTCATTCGCATCTTTGAAACCGTATTTCTTATTCATCTCATAATAGATTTTATTAAGAGATAAAACCTTTCTGTGCGGCTTAGGCATCTCATTCATTAAAGTACGCATATCCTTTGAATGAACATTTGCGCTACCATCAATGGATGCATCTGCCACGGTTTCTGTATCAATAAAATTATCAATAAAATCGGTATAACTCAACTGAGGATCACTCAATCCATTGAGTCGTGCCATTTCCTCACCATATTCAGTCTGAAGTTTATTCCACTGAGTAGTGAAGTTCTTATTTAATCTTACGGATATATCCATTAAGCCTCCTGTTGAGCATTAACCCAATTAATTGCATTAGTAAAATTCATAATAGGTTGATCATCCACCTTAAGCGCAGGCGCAAATTGAACACCCAATTTTTCCATTTCAATTATATCTTCTACAATAATAAATTCAATTCCCTTTTGGCGCAGTTTCTTTTCTAAAACTACGCATTTAGGGCAGTGGGTCGTATATAGAGTAATCATTTCGCGTCCTCCGGCATTTCTTCTCTGATTTTACTACAATATACACATACTCCATCATCAAATTCATGTGTACATTCTGCTTGAAGTTCATCAATGCGTTCATAAATTTCTTTTGTCTCTTCATTAAGAGTGAAATAAGCTTTATGAATGGCTTCAGCAAGTTTTTCATTTAAGTCATCCATTTCAGTCTTGATTTCCAATAGCGTCATATATTCTTCCTCCTAGAGTTTCAAAACAAGTTTCATTAAAACTTTTCCAAAGAATCGGATTATTGTACTTTACAAAATCAAGTATGTTATGAACTTCTTGCGGCGTCAAGAATTTTTCTTTTCTTATATATTTTCCAACTTTATCCATATGTTCAACAAAATTAAGCATTGTATTATGACATCCAAATAATTGAAAAAATCTCGATTCGGGCAGTTTAAACATACCCTTTGCATAAAGATTCATTAACTGAAAAACCTTTTCCCACATAGGATCGTCAAAAAATCCGTCTTCAAATCTAAGTGGAAAATAAAGCCTGCAACTTCGTAAAATTATAATCTGCTCATAAATTTGAGGTAAGATATCTACCAAAAATTCATTCTGAGAGTATGGAGCATCATCCGTTGCGCACATATATTCCATTTGGTAATATACTGCACGCTCCTTGGTGCGCCCCGTCCATTTATAGAAGCTATCCCAATCAATCATCCCTCTAAATTGAAGAGAATAGAATGTACTATTAACTCGCAAAGTAGACCAATCGATTAGATCTTCTCCATTATATATGGTTACCGGGAACTTCATACCTATACGTGTGGCCCATCCATCGGTGCGGGCGCGAGAAAGTAAGTCTTTAATCTCCGTATAGGCTCCCTTTACTTTTCCCAAATCATTATCGTGAAGAATTAAATTCCTACAATTTCTTAAAAAGTAGAATTGTCTATTATAATCTTCCCATATGTTGCGCCCATCAAGAGATAATCTTCCATGCTCGGCTTCCATTAGATTTTGATAAATCTTCTTGCGCTCTGTCGTACCAGTAGCCATTATATCTTCTTGAACGCGCTTATAGAGAGAACTATCTGGATGACATATCTCTATTTCTTTCTTCATAGGGATATAAATCCCATTAGAAAAAGCGAGGCCGCCATAAGATAGATTATCATGCCCGAATAAATTATCGGGATACTCCCCATCAAGATAGTCCTTTCTGTAAATAAACTTACTAAAGTTCTCTGGTACAAAATCGCGAGAGAGAACTACAATCTCTCTCTGCGACTTATACCAAGCAGATAACTTCATTGCTTCAAGGTTGAAGGGGACTAGAGTGTATTGTGAGAAGTCCCCATCCATTATACCTACACTCATTATTCCTCCTCTTCATTACGTGCGCGAGTTATCAAATTTCCATCTATAACATCTTCAATTAACTCTACTCTGTGGAATGGAGTTTTCTTATACTTCTTACACAAAAACTCTGTTTCTCCACTACGCACACCTGTTACAATAATTTTATTACCACGCGAGAATGCACTTTTTTCTAGAACGTGTTTCTTTCCATCTGCCCCACGCTCACTAATTTGCTTATCATAAACCTGGAATACACCACCATAAATCTTAACCGTTACAACTCCATCTGTTGTAAGAATTGTAACTGTCTTCTTTGATTTATCTCTATCTAAAACTGTTCCAATTATTCTATTTATAAAATAGATAGGAACAGACTTACCCTTAATGTTGGCAATATAATCAATTTGTGGTTCTTCATCAAGTTCGCTATACAAATCAAACTTAACCGCGCCCTTAGGATTTGCATCAATTAATTCATGTTCGCTAATATAACAAGAGATACTATCCATCTCCCATTTACTAATACTACCCTTACAATACTTATCCCAGACTTCACTTGTAAGACGTTCATTAACCGCTTTTAAAAGATTATCTGCATTTTTCTGTACGAAGGGACGAATTATCTTCTGCTGCGCCTTATATATATTATCCCAAGTTGCTTTGCTTAATTTAAATCCTGTTTCAGTTTCAGTCGTTGGAGTTAAATCATCTAATGATAAATAATTATTAAAGAAATTCAAACTGACTTCATCAATTTCATAATAATTCTTATCTAATTCTTTTTTCTTTATATACTTGTTAAAATTGAAACATCTTCTCTGCAAATCATATTCTTCAGGAATTAATCCATATTCAATTAATGACGCCATATTCTGCAAAGTAATACGTTTCTTTGCACCACTAATTGAGTTTACATATTCTTGCATTGTTTCAATTCTATCATCAAAACCATCAAACGCACCACATTTAATTAAGTTAATCATTTGTGGTTTGTTTACTTTTACCTTTTGAAGAAAATCTTCAACTCCTTCATATGGTCTATTTTTAATAATTGTTTTAACCAAATCTTCACCAATACGAGTTATACCACTTAATCCATAAAGGATAGCATTATTTTCAATATCGGGCGCGAAAGTATAAGAAGATTTATTTATATCCGGTGGTTCAATTTTAATTCCCGCAGAAGTTATTTTACCAATAGCAGTACTAATCTTTCCATAGTTAGTTGCTTTTGCTTTCTTCTTTTTCTTTCCATCTTTAGTTACTACAATTGTTGCTGGCCAACCATTCTCACCATCATCTTCGTCATATGAAGATTCTTCTTCATCTTCATCTTCATCAAACCAAGGCATTTCTTCAGAATAAGGCTCTTCTGTCTTTGTTTCTTCAATTGCCTCTTCATCAACTTCCTCTTCCTCTTCTTCACCGCCCGCGTCACTAATCAGACACGCTGTGTTCCAAAAGATTATAGGATACTTATATGCTAAGTTCATTTCTTGAAGCGCAATCAAAGAATATGCTAATGTATGCGCGCGACAGAAAGAATAACCTCTTTGTACTTTTAACAATACGTCCCACACATAATGTGCGAGAACCATATCACAACCTTTTTCTTTTGCATTTTTATAGAAGAACTCTTCACACTCTTCAAACAACTTACCTTGTTTCTTTGCAATAGCCTTACGACATTTATCTGCAAAACTTAAATCATTACCACCGAGACGTTCGTCTTGCAAAAGAGACATCAATCCCTCTTGAGACTCACACACTCCATTTGTGATTGCATTATTTGTACTTAACCATTCTCTATTTTCTTCACTCAACCCATAACGCACCATTTCATCATACCACTCTTTAATATTACGACGATAACGCGCCCACATATCAAGTGGTTGTTCTGCGTGAGGTTCAGATGCCATTAGACGAATGACTGAGTTCAAAACGGCTAACTCGTCTACAGAAGAAGGTTTGGCTAATGCAATTCCGTTAATTCCGCTTTGTTTTTCCATCTGAAACAAAGAGTTAATCTTGTGAGTTAAAACCATATCCCACATTTTAGGATCGTTTCTTTCAAGATTATATACACCAACAATTGACTCATATGTTTCCCTTAATGTTGGCTTTCTTTCTGCATATCCATAATCACACAACAAATCAATACAATTATGAATTTTATCCATTGCTTCAACAGAAAGCAAGTCAATTTTAATTAATGATGCTGCCTCTGCATCATGCAACTCAAATGCTGTACATATCGTACCATCGGGAGCGCGCATTAATCCAGTTGATTCTGTGAATGGTTCATCTACGAAGATAACTCCACCTGCGTGGATACCAGACCCACAAATCAAACCCTCAATATTTCGTGCGACACGCCATAATTCAGGATAATCCACTGTCATTTCATGGACAAACTGCTTAATCGGCGCCCACTCATGTTCTTCATCACCATACATACATTGATCGAGACTTCTTAACTGCCCACGATCTGCTGGGATAAGAGACGCGATATACTGCGCGATATCTACATCCAAACCGAGACCACGTGCTGCTGTTAAAACCGCAGACTTAGATTTCTCAGTTCGAAATGTCGCAACATTTGCGACTCTTCCCTCACCATATACATTCCTTAAGTGCTGAAGAACCTTAGCTCGTTTACCACCTTCAATATCTGTGTCAATATCCAATACGGATACACGAGCAGGATTCAAAAATCTCCAGGGGAAGGTTTTTGTCGTCTCGCGCAATGTGTTCATTTGAATAATATCCAAACAATAAAGAAGTAAGAATCCACCACCAGAACCACGCGCTGGACCGACAATTGTACCTGCGTTCCAACATTCATCTATATTCTTTTGAAGATTTAAGAAGTATGCAGACCATCTTGCATTATTTACTTCAGAAGATTCCCAAGTACGCTGAAGATTGTCCTCTAATTCTCTATATGCTTCTTCATTCTGCAAATCATCGTGCTTTTTAATTCCTTCAATTACCGCATTAACAAGATATTTATCAGAATAATGTGGAGATTCAATAAACTTTTTGAGAGTTGGCATATATTCTACATATTTGTCATACTCATTCTCATACGTATTGATCGCGCGCCACATAAGTTCAGGGATACGCAAGGGTTTACATAAAGAGAAATCTTCACATTTATCTGCAATTTCTTTTATATTACTATATGCAATATCTAATTGCTCTTTCGTGAGATAAGGGAAGAAAGATTCTAATTCTTCTGTACCCATCATATAAGTGGTTGCATAGAAGTCATCAACCTCTCTATCACCATTCTGAGCATTCAAATAAGCCTTATGGATAAATCTATCTTCTTTAGACAAATAATGCGAGTCAGTTGTGATAATATATGGAATGTTGTACTTTAAACTAAATTCCAATAACTGCTTATTCACAAGAATCTGCTCTTTGTTGTTACTTGGCTGCATTTCAAAGTAGAAGTTTCCTTCTCCAAAAATCTGTGCCATTTGTCTAATCCAAATATCAATCTTATCCCATAAGGCGGGGTTAGACTGTGCCCTCAAAATCTGAGTGGGAAGACATCCGCCAAGACATGCAGTACTACCTATTACATGTCCTGGGTTTGAACCAATTATATCTATTAAATCTTGATAATATGTTGGCACTCGTCTCATACTGCGTGATACATATGAACGCATCCACGCGCGAGTTGAGATTTCCATTATCTGTTTTGCGCCTACGAGATCGCGCGCGATAAGAATAAAATGATAATATCTATCAACATCTTTATTATAATTATCTGCGTTTAATCCATTACGACAAAGATAAATCTCATTTCCTCTTAATGCTTTAATTTGAGGGAAGTCCTTTGCTATTTGTTCAATTTTAATCCAAGAAGAAACTGTTTCGTGGTCAGTAAAAGCCAAGACAGAATGATCCAACTCAACTGCCTTCTTAAATGCGTCTTTTACTTTGATAATACAATCACGGAGACGAAGATTTGAATACTCTGTGTGACCGTGAAGACTACCTGGATATATCATAAAATTTCTCCTTTTTACCTATTTTCTATAATAATTATACTATAATTTTGTAATTTTTTCAAGTTTAAAAATCAAGAATACTGTCTGTAATTTCAAAGTTATCAACCATAATCTGCGCGCTTATCTTTCCGCACCATTCATTTAAGTTGGCGCGACCAATAAGTGTTATGGTCATTTTATCATATTTTTTAAACTCATCAATTCTTTTACATTTAAAGAACATATATGACACACCATTAACTGTAATTTTAACTGTATCATTTGTCTTACCCATAATTTGAATTGCAGATTTAGGAATATCTCTTAAAGTAACTTTAATAATTGGTTGGGGATTACCTTGTCCCCAAATATAATCGGTACTTCCAATTTCTTTAATAAGTTTTTCTATATCTTGATCAGTACCTTCTCTTTCAAAGTTAATATCATAGCAACTTTCGGTAAAATTTAAATGTGAAAGTTCTTTATTAGCAAAATCGTGTAGGGCGCGAAGCTTTGAGTTTGGAATTGAAACTCCAAAAGCTTGATCGTGTCCTTCAGCATATTCCATTAATCCACTATTTAAAAGAAAACGTCTAAAGTCCTTTAACTCACTCTGACTTACTCCTCGCGCGCTACCGCGGATATAACCTTCATCATTAAGTCGTGCAACAATAGTTGGGCGCTTATGCTTGTCTGCAAGGCGCATTGCGATAAGTCCATTCAACTCTGAAGGAAATATATCTTCATCCTCAAGTCTAATAAAAAGAATTTGATTAGAAAGCAAATCATTTTTTGCAATCTTCATTTCCATTCTTTCACAAACATCGTCTCTAATCTTATTTTGATGGTCTCTATTATTACCACATTCACGTGCGGCTTCATTGGCAATTGTATCCATTTCACCTTTATGTCCTCGCTTTTCGCTAGGAATTAATTGATTACCATCCAAGAAAGCTTTAACCATCTTTTCTTTAGATGCTTGTGAACCAACTCTAATTGTAGCATTTACAAGAGGAACCAAATAAAATGCAACTGAAATTGGGTTTAGTTTATCACAAATATCTTCAAAACTTGCACCAACCTTGCCACTAATTGAATAACCTTGTTTTTCAATTAAGGTTCTAAAAAATACGTTTTTGATATTTTCAGCCTTAAGACCAATTCTGATAATATATGCGTTCTCTGGTTCAACTACACTACCCATATCACCAATTATACCGAAGGCCGCGAGATCAATATAGTCAAATGCATATGATACATTCAAAAGTCTGTCTATATATCGACAAAATTGAAATACTACTCCAGCACCGGTAAGTTGCTTATTAGGATAATTCGGAGAGGTTTGATTATTAATAATAATTGCATTATCACTAAGCTGACTTCCATCAGAAAGTTCATGATGGTCAAGGACCAGGCAAGGAGCTACTTCCTTAAGTCGTTCGTGATAGATATAATCATTAGTAGAACTATCGGGAAGAATAATTAAATCATATTCATCGTCACTATCTAAGATCTGCTGACAAATATCCTCAAGTCCGTGTTGTTTCCCGGAATGAATATATACGGTAATTATTTTTTCAGGATTTATTTTCTTAGTATATCCATAAGCAATTGCGGCTGAAGTAAATCCATCATTATCACTATCTACCACCAAGGCAAAAGGTTTATTGCTGTTCACCTTACTTACATATAACTCCGCGCCTTCTTTAATATTTTTTAACTTACAGGGGTCTGATAGTTGATCGGGATATGGATAAAGTACAGACCCTACATCCAACCCACGGGCGTGGAGTAAATTATTTAAGTAATCTGATTGAAAATTTTCATTTACTAACTTACACTTCATTTAATTTTTACCCTTTTCTCTAAAAGTTTTTCAAAAATTTCTTCTCCCTTGTCACAAGGAGAATCTTTAAGTTCGGTCAAACTATTCATATCATATATAAAACTCATTTGACCATAGTTTTTATATTTATTACAAAACTCTTTTAACTTATTAAAATATTTTTCGCTTCTTCCAATTTCTTCATTATCATAACAGATAATAATTTCTCTTGGATGACAAGTTTTTACTAATAGTTTCATTTGAAACTTATTTAAGCTACTACCACATGTTGCAACTGCGCAGTTGGGACGAGAAAAACTATCTAATTTAAGAACGCTTTTTTCACCCTCAAATAGAAGAGCATATCCTTCTCGTTTTATATTTTCTTTATTGATATTAAGTCCATATAAATTTAAACCAAGAGGATGCGCATACCATTTGCCTTCTATACAAACTGGCATATATTTACCAAATTCTTTTGCTTCTTCTTCATTAAGTGCGCGACCACGGATTCCAACCAATTTACCATTCACATCATAATGTGGAATAATAATCTTATTTCTACTAATAGAATAAGATATGTTAAACCTATCCATCGCTTCCTTTGTAATTCCCTCATTTAACCATTCGGGCGCATAGAATTTAGTAAAACATTCTAATATACAAGGATCATAAGTTGTAAGTTCAGGAACATCTTCAAACTTATATTTATCACGCACACTATTATATTTTTCAACTGCAAAGTCATTACCTAAACTATATTTACTACAATCTAAAATTACTTGATAGATATCTTGAAACCAATCATAATCAATATCGCGCGTTTCATAAAATCGCTTTAAGAAAGTAAAGATAGAAAAACTATCGGAACAATCTGTATAACAATGAAATATATGATTGTTTTTATAATAATATAATTTCCACGATGCAGTTTCTATATTTGCATTATGACATACAGTAGGCATAATGAGGGCTTCATCTGTTTCTTTGAAAGGTATGCCCATTCTTTCTAATAATTTCTTTATACTTTCAACGTCTAAGTTATCTGTAATTTCTTGATAATTAATCATTTCTCACCATTTAACTCTTTCGTCATCTGTGTTATTTCTGCAAATTCTTCGTCGTCCCAATTATATACTTCATAAGCGTTTTGTGTAAAGAAATTCTCAATTGGATCAAGTCGAGAGTCAGTTATAAACAAATCAACTTTCTTTAATCTTGCTAAATCCACAATAGACCAAATTCTAACTTGTGTCCATTTACCACTTCTAACTTTAAATATATCTGTTACACAGTTTGGCATACCATATTTTTCTATTGTTGGCTTTAAAATCTCAAGTTCTTCTTTTGTTGGACGCGCCATAATTGCACCATTATCTGCTTTATTAATTGTGCTACGACCACCTGCCAAACTTGCTTCATTTCTTATATTTTTATTATCATCTGCATTTGCATTAACCTGAGTTGAAGTAAACATCGCAACATTTAATTCAACCGCCAAATCTTTAAGCGCAGTAGAAAACATCAACAAAACTTCGTCATTTCTCAAACTAAATCCTTGGAACTCACGCAACAGACTTGGGCCAATGAAGATATAATCATAGAACACATATCCAATATTTTTAGTTAAACAATTCTCTCTTACAATCAATTTAACCGATTCAATTGTTGGATTCGGCATTTTTACCAATACAAAATTATCCTTAAATCTTTCTACAATTCTCTGTGCCTTTTCGATTAATTCCATTTCTGCTTTCGTGAAATGTCCATAATCAAAACGACTATCATCAATATCAGTTAAATATGCAAGAACCATCCGTCTAACTTGCTTAAATGTCTGCTCAGTTACAATAAACAGAACTTTCTCACTACTACCGCGCTGCTCCCATTTTCTATTATTTGAGTTATATCTAATAGGATATGCTAAATAACATGCATCTGCTACTGCTTGACGCGTCTTACCCACGCCAGATGAACCTGATCTAATAGTCAATGCACCAGGCTGTGCGCCACCAATAACCTCATTATAGATAGATCCTTGGATGGGGAGACCGATAGTAACTTCATTATTCAATTCATCAAGGAAGCCAGTAAAATCGTCTGCCAAATTTTCAACCTTGACTTCTTCTGATTGTGCATATTTATTCTCTAAATGGAGAACTTTTTTCTTTACAGTATCACAAATTTCTTGAGTTGTTAAACTCTCAAACCGCGCATTAATCTGTTCTGCCTTTGGATTTGTAAAGTCATCACAATAAAATTCTGATACATCAAAACCTTGTTTATTTAAATCGCGCAAAAGATTTATTTTCTTTAATCTTCCATAATAATATGGAAACAAATCAACAGAACTTAATTCAATTATATCATTTAAATATTCAATTCCATTCTGTTGAGAAAATACAGTCTTTGCCATATCATTGACTTCAAGATAATTCTCAATATCAATAGGATTTATGGTGTTCGCGCCTTGTGAGTGAAGACCTACAATTGCAGTGAATATGTACTTTTCAAATTTTGTAGAGAAATCGGATACTGTCAGAGCATATTTATCAACTTCACTTAAAAGTTGTGCTCTCTTCATAAGACAACCCAATACTTGCTGGATAGTAGTCTTATCAGCAACCATATTATTCCTCCTCTTCTATCTCATCAAAATTAAAAGCTTTAACTTGTCTTAATCTTTTTGACCGTTGAACAGATTGTACATCGCGCGCGAAACGTTGTTTCAACTGCTCTTCAATCTTCTGGCAAATACCAACTTCACGCTGTTCAAGACGCGCCCAATATTCGCATCCTTCCGTATAAATATATGGGATAATTCCAATTCCACCTTCAGACTTATCTTTGTCTCCTTTTTTTACATCATAAAAATATCGAAGACAAAAATAAATTCCCTTCGCTGTCATTTTCTTTTTTAAAAAATTATCCCATTGAGATTTCATTTTTAAGAAATCAACTACAATTTTTTGATCCTTCATTAAGAAATCCCAACTTGCTTGGAACCATAACTCATCATCCATTTCTGCTTCAATTGATTTTGCTTTTCGTCCAAAATTCTCATAGCATTTTAGATGATAATACCAATTAGTTGATGGCATAACCCAATCTTTTTCCTTATCGGTATCAAATTGTTCTTTACAAATTCGACATTTTACTATATGCATATGATTCACCAACTTTTTTTAAAGATTTTTATTTCTATAATAATTATACACTAATTTTGCAAAAAAATCAAATTTAGGGTGCCGCACTCAGTACGGCACCCTTGGGTTGGTTATTACTTAAGCATATTTTCCATTTCCATTACTGCGAGTTCAAGCACTTCTGCCTGATCTTCAGTAACTTCAGAAAGTTTAATTTTGCGCCCGAAGGTAATCTCAAGTTTCTTCAGAATACGTTCAGCAATTTCTTTCTTCTCTTCTTCTGTAGAACCCTTCTCAAGATTTTTTGCCCATAGTTCGCCAGCATAAGATTTAAGCTCATTAAAGTCAATTTCTTTAACTTCACGCTCAATTTTATCGACGATTGTAGCATTATTATTAGTGCCTTCTGCTTCGATTGCTTTTACAAGATTATCTAAAACCGCTTGATAAGAGAATTCAATCTTAGGCGGAAAATAAGTAAATCTGTTTCCTGCTCTAACAGTAGGAGTTTCGCGCGTATAAAGCATACGGTGAGAAATTCCGTTTTCATCAAACTCCATTACGCCAATTCCAATTATATCAACTAATCTGTTGATTACATTGAAGGCGCGCTTATCAAGTTTTGGTTGAATACGCACAACAGTTTTATCTGTATCAACCTCAATTTCTTTTTCTTCAGTATGGCAAGCAAAAACCATACCATATCCAAGATTTGCTATTGAAAGAATAGTTTTCTGAAATTCCGCTTCGTAAAGCGCGTATGCTTTACCATAAGGTAAATCACCAAGTGATTGAACACTATTCTGTGAACATACAAAATCCTGGCAAAGAGTTGCGGCTAAGTCAATCGTATCAAAACAGATAGTATGGAATTTCTCTCTAACCTTAGGGTCTTTAAGCTGCTTTACTATCTGTTTGACTTCACTCCAAGTAGTAACCGTTTGTGCATAAACCCCGGCATGGGCGTTAAGTCCGGGTTCAAAAGAAAGAATTAACGCCCCAGGGATGTTACACATAAAAGTTGTCTTACCATATTTATAAGGTGCGGCAAGAAGGATATACTTATTGGATAGGTCCCGTGTAATTACGGTAGGCTCGAGAGCCAATAAATCTATTGCCATATTGTCCCCTCCTTAGGAATTAAAATCCTAAACTAGCGAGGTCAATACCCTTTCCTTTAGACGAAGTAGTATTAGCACTTGCATTAGTCTTAGTTTCTGCCTGAGACTTCAACTTAGCAAGACGTGCCTTTCTTAATTCTCCACCGCGCAAAATCTCTGCATCAGAGAACTCATAATCGCCATCCTTTGGAGGCCATCCAGCACGAAGAACCAACTCACTTACATTTCTTGTACGAGTTGTGTACATCGTCTCGTCACCAAATCCTGCGCCTTCAATTTCCTTAGTTTCTGTGATACTTGAGAAGTTAAGTACACCCATTGTATCAACGGTAGAACCAGGAGTCCAGTTGTCCTGAATAAATGCAATAGCCTTATCATTAGCTACAACAAAATCCATTACATCTGCGCTCTCATCATACTTAATCAAGATACCTTTAACCACAAGACGACCAGTAGGCTCATCGTTCTTAATTTCTTCTGAAATGCTCTGTACATACATAGGAGCAATAGAGAACTTAGCAGTCATCTTAGTATCCTTGTTAGGAGTGATGATGTTAATAAAACTTGCTGTGACACGTGGGAAAGATACAAGAGCATCACCCTTATAATACTCATTCATCTCAAGTCGCGCACCACTGATATTAACCCATGTTGCCTTCTCAATACCAACCGATGCGATAGACTGGATCTTATCAATAACTTCATTAAGAGAAGCATAAATCTTATTAGGAGTTTTATCCTTCTTAAACTCCGGCTGGAATACAGATACCGGAATCTCAAGAACGGTAGGATCTTCATCTGCGCTATAAAGCGCCTGTTCTACTCTAATCTTAAGAGTACCTCTAATGCAGTTGTTAGTTACGCCATCTTTTACATATGATGCTTTTTCCAAATCATTTTCGCTTACGATACCACAAATTGTTACGTCAATTACACTCTTCATTTTTTAAATTCCTCTTTTTCATTTCATTTCTTTTTCGTAGAAAATGGGCGGGGCTTATTTCATCCCCGCCCGGTGTTCTTTGGACTAACCTCTATTTTTAATTACTCTTCAGCATCGAGGTCAAGATCCTTACCAGCGTCAGTAAGGAATACATACTTAACAGGCTTGTCCTCACCCTCAACAGTAACCTTCTCATAGTCTACAAGACCCTTAGCCTTAGGTCCCTTTGTGCCAAGACCAGTGATAACAGGATTAAGCTGCTTTGCTTCCTTGCCAAGTGCATTGCACAACTCAGTAAACTCTACTCTACCATTGTCCTTAAGATACTTGATTACGTCTTTCTGATTGTTTGTCATTTGTTTGTTTCTCCTAAACATTTTTAATATTGTAATTTTGTTATGAAAGTTCTTTCAACTTTCTAAATAAATTATACCAAAGTTTTTAGAAAAAATCAAATTTTAAATCTCAATTCTTATAAAATTTTTAAGGCTTTTCTAAACCGTGCAAATAGATTTAAAAATTTTTTCTTTCTTTCACTTTCTAACTATATTATACATAAATTTTGTATAATATTCAAATTTTATAAACGTTATTCACATTTTAAAATTTTTAAAACTTCGCCAACATCGTTTAATTTAATGGATTTAATTCCAACAGTTAATTTTGATTGAAGTGGCACATCGTCAGAGGTTAATTTAATTGTAGAAAGGGAAGAACCAATAATTAAGTCGACTTTTTGAGATATAGGTATAAAGTCTGCTAACGAATCAGTTCCGTTAAATTTTTGGATTTTTGAACCTTTAGTATTCTTTCCTTGAAGGCTAAATTCCTTATAGTCTGTTCTCTTAAAAAGTCCATTACGAGAGATTGAAATAATTTCTTTTGTATCTTTTGGAATTAAATGGGCGGCTATTACTTCATCACCTTCATTTAATTTAATACCATGTACTCCCGCAGTTACACGACCAGTGGCGCGGACATCATCCGTTTTAGTAATAAGGAAGTTACCACTCTTGGTTGCAATACCAATATCTTCTTCATTACAAGGAAGAACCGCAACAATTTTATCACCATTATTAAGGTTGATCGCGCGTAGTGATCCACGTTTTAAGTTATATTCACTTAATTCAGTCTTCTTTAACATACCATCTTTAGTTATAAAGATTATATATTTTTGAGACTTATTAGATTGAGTGAGCGCGCAAACTCGGTTATTATCTCCAAGAGAAATATAGTTTGAGATATATGTCTTTTGGTTTAGTTCAATAGAAGATGCTTTACAATTATACACATCACCTGACTCTGTAAAGAAAAGTAAATCACCCGTATTATCTGTAATAATAGAGGTTGTTACATATTCATCCTTATCGAGTTTGAGTTTATTACCCACACCACCTCTACGCTGAGTATAGAGAGTAGAGGACTCAATGGCGATTAGGTTATCTTTATTTGTAAGAGAAACCTGAAGTTGTTTTTTCTCTACGGGTTCATCATCAGTAGAAGAAAGATTCATAACTCTCGTGCGGCGTGCATCACCAAATTTATCCGCAACTTCTTTCCAACCGTTTATCAACTGTTGGTTAAAGAGTTCTTCTGTATTTAAAATCTTTTCAATACGTACGCTTTCTTTAACCAATTCTTCGCGTTCATCTTCAAGTTTCTTTACTTCCAAATGCGCAAGACGAGATAATTTCATATCTAATACGGCTTTTGCCTGCGCATCATCGAGTAAGAAATTTTTCTGTAATGCGGATGATGCGGTCGCAGTAGAAGAAGAAGTTTTAATTACTTGAACAACTTCCTCAATACTAGCGAGACAGATTAAAAGCCCATCTATAATATGAATACGGTCTTTAATTTTCTTAAAATCAAATTCAAAACCACGTCGATATACTTCTTTTTCGTGATCAATATGGGCTTGAAGCATTTCTTTCCAAGTAAAGACTTTTGGATACCGCCCGTTTTCAAGCATTGTAAAATTAATCCCAAAATAAGATTGAAGAGAAGTATTCTTAAAAAGATACCTCAATACTTTATCGGGGTTAGCTGTTTTTGTAAGATAAATTTTAATTAGTGGTTTCTCACCGGTTAAATCATTAAATCTATCTATGCCTGGATTTGTTAATTTCTTTTTTTCTTCTTCGTTAATTATATCTTCTAATTCTTTACAAATAGTATTCGTATAAACAGAATATGGAATTTCCGTAACTTCAAAACATCTATCTTTAGGATTGTATTCAACCACACTTCTTATTTTACAAGCGGCTCCATTACCAACGCGCATAGATTCTTTTACTTCTGCTTCGTTATATAATATACCTCCCGTTGCAAAGTCAGGAACACAATATATATCTTCAAAATCACAGTTTGGATTTTGCAAAAGAGTAATAAGTGCATTATTAATTTCTCTTATATTATATTGTGGAATTGATGAAGCCGCACCAACTGCTATACCTTGCGAGCCATTACAAATATTGTAAAACCCTTTGCTTGGAATTACAGAAGGCAATTCATTTCCCTCTATACCAATAGGATTATCCCACCATTCTTTTATGGTATCTTTTGCAATATCATTAAAAAGATATTCTCCTAAAGCAGAAAATCTTATTTTAGTATAACGCATAGCCGCCCAGTTTTCACTTTCAATAAGATTACCACCATTACCTTTTACTTCCATAAGAGGATATCTCATAGAAAAAGGCTGTGCAGCTCTCATTATGATTCCTAAACAAGACGTATCACCATGTAGATACCAACCACCTTTAAGCGCATCCCCTACGGGACCTGTGGAAGCTTGATGGGGTTTATTGTGGGGATACTTGTTTTTATACATACAATAAAATATTGCTCGTGCAGATGGTTTTATTGCATCTCTTACATCAATGAGGGCGCGACTTTGAATTGTCGCACCAGCATATTGAGTAAAACTTTCTTCTATTTTTTCCTTTAGATTACTCATTATTTACTCCCTTATAGTTGAAAAATCAATTTTATTCATTATAAATTCTTTACGTGGTTCTACATTTTCACCCATCAAATCATAAAGAAGATTAATTGCTTCTTCATTCCATTCCATAGTTTCCAATCTTTGATATTGTGGACTAAACATAGAAGTTCTAACCTGTTCTGGCTCTAAAGAACCAAGACCCTTATTACGTTGAATATGTCCTTTTATAGTTGGACGTGCAGCATCCATTTCTTCATCTGTAAAATAATAGCTTTCTTTCCCATTATGTTCTACAATATATAATGGAGAACGAAGCCAACATAAACGCCCTTCTTTAATAAATTCAGGCGCAAGGAATTGAAGAGCGGCCATAATTAAAAGACCAATATGATAACCATCTGCATCGGCATCAGTACATATTGCCAATTTTCCATAGCGCAATTTCTTGGAGTCATATTTTCCGGGAATAATGTTCATTGCACTGAGAATAAGTTTAATTTCTTCATTTTCAAAAATTCTTTCTTCAGAATTTGAAAGGCAATTAATTATTTTACCTCTTAAAGCAAGAAGTCCAAATTTTTTATAATCGCGCCCTTGAGCAACACCGCCCAAAGCAGAATCACCTTCTTGAAGAAGAAGGATAGAATTTTCTCCTAAGAACTCAGCGTCTTTTAATTTATCAGATGCAAAAACTTTCTTCTTTTGATTTTTTTCTACTTCTTTTACCGCACCCAATACTTGTTGGCGCGCCTTTTCTGCTGCGGCTTCTGCTTTAGCAATTTTCTTCATTAATTCTACAATAGAATTAAATTCATCTGCGTGTCTAATTTTCATTTGCTTTAATGCATCAGAAAAAGCATTAGACGCGAGAGTGCGAAGATTTGCATTATTAATTTTCGATTTAGTTTGATTTGCAAAGGAAGGTTGCCCAACAGAACAGTTTATTACATAGAACATGCCCTTGCGGATACTATCCCCATCAAATTCAGATTTAGCAAGATTATTAAAAGTTCTTGTAATTGCGTTCTTTGCGCCCGTCACTGGTGTACCACCTTCGGGACAACGTAAACCATTTACAAATACATATGATTGTTCGCGCCCATCAGACCATTGAAAGGCAATTTCAACTTTGTCTCCACTTTCATCTTGCGCGCTACCGGTTACAATATGCTTATGTAATGGCTTTTGAATATTGTCTTTTACAAAATCTTGAATACCATTCTTAGAACAAAATGATTTCTTCTTTTTACCATCTTCTATTACTTCAAAAGTAATCCCGGTATAAAGATAAGAAATTGCTTTAATGTCTTCACAAATTTTGTCATAAGAATAAGTTATATCGCCATTCTTAAAAACTTTGGCGTCGGGCGCAAACGAGATATAAGTTCCATTCTTTTCTGAAGTTTTAAACTCTTTATAATCTTTAAGATTACCTTCTTCAAAATCTGCTTGCGCGCAAACTCCATCACGATAGGATTTTACGGTAAACTTAGTAGAACTTAAACACACACACTTTGCGCCGATACCATTTAAGCCTGATACATTCTTATATACATGATCATCAAACTTACCACCTGTATGGGATTTAGAATAGATAGAAACCAATACATTCTCTCCATCTTCTCTAATACCAAAAGGTACTCCACGTCCATAGTCACGTACAGTAATAGTATTGGTTTTTGTATCAAGGTCAATAGAAATTTTATCTCCATAACCGGCAATTGCTTCGTCAGTAGAGTTATTAATAATTTCCTTAAGTGCTTGATAGGCTCCATCACTATCATCCGATCCAAGATACATCTGGATACGGGTACGGACACCTGTACGGAAGTCTAATGATTTAATGTCATCAATTCCATAATTTTCCATTAAACTCATACTCCTTCTATTTTATATATAAATTATACAATAATTTTGTTTAAAAATCAAATTTAGGCATCATTTATTGATGCCTAAAGCTTTTTCAGTATTTTCTTTAAATTTAATGTGTAATAATCCCGCAGATGGATCCCACGGTTTTGGATATATACAATGAACTATGGTTAATGGAATTTTTTCTACCTCACTTTGTCTATCAGTTAAACGAGAACAATTATAACAATGATTAATAAATTTTATTTTCCCCTTACAGATTGTATTAATAGCATCTTGGTCTGGGAATTTTAATTTTTTGGTTTGAAGTAAATTACATAATTTTAAATCAATATGATCTCTACGCATAGCACGCAAATTAAGAAGTAAAACACCACTATTTATATAATTTTCTTTTGTATGAATTCCAGTTTCTGCTTCTTTTACTCCACACATATAATTTTCTTCAAAATCAGTATTCCATAAATTTTTTATTTTATTATAAAAGAAAACGTCTAAATCAAGATAAAGTATTTTATCTTCAAGTAAAATTTGAGAAACATAACAACGAGTAAAAGACATATACGTCCAAGCATTATCTTTATTTGGTCCATCTTTTATATATTTTGGAAAATTATTTATATTAACTAATCTAACTCTTTTATCTAAAGGGTATGGAAATTCATCATCTTCTATAAAAAGATAAATACGATATACTTCTGGATTAGTTTTAACCAAATTATATATAATACCTGGCGCATATTCATATAAGTTTCTTGTAATGGAAAACATTACGGTTATATCATTATTACCATCCATACATTTCTTTCTCCCGTTTAGTTTTCTTTGGCATATTTGTCCAAACTAACAAATCACGTGCTCTTGTGGCTGCTACATAACTTAAGCACTTTTCTTCAGTATTATACATACGCGCCCCAACCACAATTACGTTCTTTCGCTCTAAGCCTTTCGCGCTATGAATTGTGAGGATTTTAACTGTGTTGTCTTCCATTTTTTCTCGAAGTTGTTCTGTGGTTAATTCGTTTCTTTTAAGTATATCGTATGGAAGTCCAACATCTTTAAATTTTCGTGCCACTTCATCAATTTGCGCATTAGTACGAGTAAGAACAAACCAATCACGATATTCGTCTGTACTCTTTCTAATTCCTTTTACAATTTTACTTAAGTCATAAGTCATATCATAAACTTTACCGATATTATCTCGCGCGGGATAAGATGTGTCCATATAATCTAATCCGGCAAGATTGATAATACGTTTTGCAAAATTTAATATCGCGCGACTATTACGGAAATTTTTGGTTAGGTCGTAGGTTTTTATTTTGGGGTCTTTTGCTAAGTCAAGGAGTATGTCAGGTCGGCTACCGCGGAACGTATAAATACTTTGACGCCAATCGCCCACCATCATCCATTTCTTTGGCTTAATATAGTCAAGGATAACCTTAAACTGCATATCTGTAGAATCTTGCGCCTCATCAAGAAATAGATAATCCACTTCTCTAATACAATGAAGATTCTTACTAATTAAGTTAAACAAATCATCAAACTTTTCTTCTGATATAATAAAAGAAGTATCAATTCCATTTGAAGTTAAAAGAGAATTAACATAAGAATGGATAGTTCCTACAAACATTCCATCTTTATAATCTTCCCCAAGGCGTGCACGTAGAACTTCTGCGGCGTTATTTGTGAAAGTAAAAACTACAATTCGCACGGGATTGGTATCTGGCATTTGAAGTACTTTTCTAACCTTTTCAGTTAAAGTTTCTGTTTTTCCACTTGCGGCTGTAGCATTTACTACAATAAAATCTTCTGTTGAATTGATAACTGCTTGCTGTTCTTCTGTAAAATCTTTATATTCCATTAATTTTCCTCTTCTACTTGATATTCTATAAGTTTTCTTTTTTGAGAATTAGAATACCTAAAATATCTATTATGAGTATGCTTCTTTTTTCCATCGCAAACTTTTTTGATGTCATTATAAGAAAAACCCAATTCTTTTTCTGCTTGTGTGGAAGATTTATATTTTTTAATAATACTACCATTTTCATCTATTTCTTCTATTTCACAACATTGAGAAGATAAAAGATATTTTTCATATCGTTCTTCAAAACTATCTATTCCATTAAGTCTAAACCAAATATACCCTCCAGCGGTAATTTGATTACCTAATGCTGCGGCTTTTATACTACTAACATCTATTTTTAATTGTTTTGATGCTTCACCAGCACTTTTCCAATTCTTAACAAAATTACCCTCTAAGTCATATTGACAGAGTATTTTTGTTATTGTTTTATTATTTTTAACATCTTCTATTATTTTATTTATATTTTGTTCATCTTTCTTATAAATCCATATATAACCACATCCATAATGATGTGAAGGAATAAGTTTAGGCAAATCTAAACCAGTTTCTTTTTTTGCTTGAGCGTAATTTTCATATATTCCAATTAAGTCTCCATTAAAGGTATATTGTAGCACTGTTCGCGGTTGACAATATAATTCCAAAGACTTAACTCTTTTTAGAATACAGCTACGAGATGCGCCTAAAAGATTAGCAACCACAGGAACAGATTTTAATTCTTTATATGCTTCTATAATTTCTTCATCAGAGAATTTTTGATGACCGCTACCACCACTTGAGATATTATATCCTATTTCCTTATTTGTTGAATTATATAAATCAATATAATATATTTCTTTATCATTTAATTCTTCATTTTTTACTCTTTCTAGTATTTCTCTTTTAAAATTTTTTTTACCATATTTTTTAATAGCATTACATAAAGCAGGACAATCATTATTTGGATTATTATAAGCCCAAAAAATATGTTGCTGCCATCTTATGGGTTCTGGTACAATAGTTTGACCTATATATATTTTATTATTAATTAAATTTGTAATTTTATAAATTACTCCCATATTATCCTCCAGACTTAATATTATATCCATAGATATCTGATTTATAAAAATCTATATAAAATTTTTCTCTTTCACCTAGATTTTTATCTAATGGAACTTCTTCTAATATTGTAAAAGTAAAATTATCCCAATTACTAAATAATGCTTTATGGATATTTGTTCTACTTATTGTTCCAATATTAAGTGAGGTTTTTATGTGCTCAGTCCATCTTTTTGTGATTTCTGCTTTAGTTTTACCTATATAAATTTCTCCACTTTTTTCATTTTTAATCATATATATAACATTTTTGGGATCTTTATTTCCTAAAGTTCTTTTCAGCATATTTTTAAAAGGTTGTTGAATATATTCTGTCCATATTATTTTATAAATGGTTTCTTTATTATTAAAATGATTTAATATAGAAACCAAATAGTTTATATCTGCTTTTGCTTCATCGGATAAACAAACTCTATAGAAATCTTGATTTTCAGAAATTTCACGTTGACGTAGAATTTCCTTATTTATAACTTCGCGTTTTTGACGATAGTCTTCAACTTCTGTTTTAAGAGAAGAAAGTTCGAGATTCGCCCTCTCGATTTCTTCTCTATGCTTTTCCAAGAACTCTTCTAATTCTTCGCTTGACTCAGATTTAAGTTGTGAGAGTATAGAATCAAGTTGAGATTTATAAGAAGTATAATTGGAATTATAGTAGTTTTGAAGAGTAAGGTCAATATTGTCTTTTTTAATTTGGAGTTGATTTTGAAGTTGAGCTTCAATTTCTTGCGCGCTTTCACGCTTAGATTCCAAAGTTTTTTCAATGCCGCGCAGATTAGATTTAGCAACTTCAGCATTTGCAATGGCCACGTCTGCGAGATTTTTGGCTTGGGTAAGTCTTTCTTCCTCTTTCCGCTCCAAGGACGAAATTTCCCATAATCTATTTTTATAAGATTCTTCTAATTTTTTATTTAATTCTATATAACTATCTTTAGAAAGTTTATTTACTTTCTTTTTAAAGTAAATTATATAAATTAATAAACCTATAATTAAAGTAATTAAAAAATAATACATATAAATTACCCTCCCTTATATAGTAATTATACCATAAATAAGAGAGGGTGTCAAATTTTTCAATTTATAAAAAGCTCTTCATCATCCGATACAACTTCCCAATCAACGGTGCGTAAATACATTCGTTCTATTCTTCCATTACCGTCTTCGTTTTTATAATCAATATATAACTTATCTAAAATTTCCCTATCTGTTTCCGGAATTTTTCTTATCTTCTTATATTTACTATAAATACGCTCTATATCAGTACGAAGTAAATCGCGGTTACTTGCATTTAATAAATTAATTTTATGATCGATTCCACCGATAATTTCTTTAAATTCCATATCTGCGTCATGAAGTTTTGTAAATTCTGGCTGTAATGCGTTCTTTACATCTTCAATTATGGTTTTTCGTAGTTTTTTATTTTCATCTTCCTTCTTTTTCTTAATACGTTTACCAAAGAATAGAGTAACCCCTTTCATTCCACCAAGGATCACTCCAACTGCTGCCACAATAGAAGAAACGTAAATTAAAAAATCTACGATATTAAATACGAATAAAAATGATAACATTCTGTTGCGCCTCCCACACACGCTTTCTAACTAAAAGTGGAAGAATTATAAAGGGACTCAAAAAAGGTGATAGTCGAAGTAATTTTTTTACTTTATAAAAGAAGAAAGGACTTAAGGAGGCTTTTATGGTTTGGATTAAGGATAAAGAAAATGAAATTCATTTTACAAGAGGAGATAGCGGAAATTTCTCTGTAAGTTTATTTAATAAAGATGGAAGCGCATGTACGATGGGCGCAAATGATACAATTATTTTTTCTATGAGAAATGACCAAATGGTTGTGTTGACCAAAACTTTTACTACAAATCAAATTATAATTAACCCAAGTGATACAAAAAAACTCGCCTGTCAGCCTTATAGATATGAAGTTGAATTACATAGTGGAAATAATGTATATACTGTAATTGCTTGGTCACTTTTTATTTTGGAAAGAGAGGTTTTATAATGGATTTGATGCCGGGGATTATGGACTTGAGTCGTCCTAATTATAAAGATAGTGAAATATATGGGAAAATTAAAATAGATAACTATGTAGTTGGCGCGCTCACCATAAACTCTTTGGTTACGGCAACCATAAATACTGTAAATTATGTTGAGGGCGCAGTACACGTAGAGGGAGTAAATAATGAATGAGGGATATATTTTAAGAGGAACTACTCCTCATTTAACAATTAAACTTAAACCTCAAGACCTCACAGTCGATCAAATAGATGCGCTTGAATGGTGTTTTAAACAAGGAAAGATAATTTTAAAGAAAGGATTAAATGACTGTATTGTTGATACGGAATTAAATACAGTTACATATCATTTCTTAGAGTCTGAAACCCTTATGTTTGGTACAGATTCAAGCGTGAAATTCCAACTTAGATTTAAAGTTGGAAATGAGTTAATTGGTACGAAGGAAGCAAAACTTACCTTTACTGAACTTTTGAGTAATTCTGAGTTTGAGGATGAAGGAAATGTTGAACAACCTGGAACTTAATATGAAAGTTATAAAGCCAATTAAACTAATTGATTGTGAGATTAGTCTTGATGGGAACTACTTAGATATAGAAAAAGAAATTAATTCTGCTTCAATTACTGTAGATTTAGATTGGGAATTAGATATAGAAACCGAAATGAGTTTAAATTTGGTTAGCTATGAATTTGAAGTGGATTTAATGTATAGAGTGGAGGGTGGCGGTCAGTACCCGGAATATCATGGCCCGTATCTTGTAATTCCAAAATCAGTTGATCAAGAATTAGGTACAAAGGATAAAATTACAAAAAGAAATGTATTAGTAAAAGAAGTCCCTACGGCGGAAACTTCAAACACAAAGGGATATACTTTTACTATATTATAGGAGGAAAAATAAATGCCAATTCCTGAGCATACAATAAATAAAGTCATTTATGATGGAAATGTGCTTATTGACTTGACGAGCGATACCGTTGTTGCAAATAAATTATTGTATGGTTATACCGCGCACAGTGCGGATGGTGAGATTATTACTGGTACTTGTACCTTTGATGCAGATACTAGTGATGCAACAGCAACAGTTGCTGAAGTTTTAAGCGGAAAAACGTTTTATAAAAATGGACAGAAGTTGACCGGTACAATGACCAATAGAGGCGCAGTTACCGGTACAATTAGTACAGTAGCGGGTGTATATACAATTCCGCAAGGTTACCACGATGGTAGTGGCACAGTTAGTATTGATTCTACAGAACAAAGTAAAATTATAGCGGGCAATATTAAGTCTGGAGTTATTATCTTAGGAGTAACTGGTACATATACTGGTGAAGCAATTAGCGCGCAATCTAAGAATGCAACTCCTACTACTAGTCAACAGACTATTACCCCTGATTCTGGATATGATTACTTGAGTCAGGTAGTAATTGCTGCGATTCCTTATACCGAGACAATTAACGCGGCGGGAGGATATACTGCTAGTATTGCCTAATTGGAGTAAAAGGATATGGCGATTAATAAAGTCATTTATGATGGGAATACGTTAATTGATTTGACAAGTGATACTGTGGATGCAAGTACACTATTAGTTGGATATACTGCACACGATCGTAGTGGCGCGGTTATTAATGGTGCATTTGATTCAAGTATTTACGTTTTAAAAGCTGGAGATACGATGACCGGCGCGCTCACCTTATCGGGCGCGCCTACTTCTAATTTACACGCTGCAACTAAAAAATACGTAGATGATGCTGTTGGCGCAATTACAGATACGAAAGTTACGCAGACAGTTACAACTACTAGCGCGGCTTATCCTATTCTTTTTGGCGCAA